CTGCTCCCCCGGAATATACTACGCCCGCGAAGGGCCTCGGCTGCGCCAAGCCGAGCGGGTTTGCCCGGTTCTGGGAGGCCTACCCGAACAAGGTCGGCAAGCAGGCCGCAGAGCGAGCCTGGCTGGCAGCCTGCCGGAAGATCGGCGGCCCCGACCCACCCGCTGTGCTGCTGGAGGGCCTGGAGCGAGCGAAGACCTCGCAATCCTGGCTCGACGGCTACATCCCGCACCCCACGACCTGGCTGAACCAGGGCCGATGGGAAGACGAACCCTCCGCAAAGCCCAACCAACGGCAACCCCATGACCGCCCTGACCGAAACGACCAACCGACCCCTCGCCAAGACCGCCTCGGACGAATGCTCGCCGGAGCTGTGGCGGCAGTTGACGAATAGCGCGCTGTCCTGGGGTGACGCCTGCGCGGCGCTTGCCGCTGACCCCAAGGCGCTGGCCGAACTGCGGACGCGGGGAGGGGCGTTGATCCGCCACGCCGAGCCCTGTGGCTCCAAGGCTGTCGTCTCCGCGTTGGCGCCGCTGGTGACGCTCTACGGCGTTCAAGATCGCTCGGAGGCCGAGTGGACGGCCTTCTGGCGGTTCTACCTCGACGCGCTGGGCGACCTGCCTGCCGCAGCCCTTACCGCCGGCATCGCGGAATACGTGGGCAACGCCAAGAGCGAGTTCTTCCCCAAGCCGGGCCCCCTCAAGGCCATCTGTGACCGCCACGCGATCTCGCTGCGCATGGCGGCCTCTCGCGCTCGAAAAGCCTTGGAGATTGCATCGTGACCATCGCCCCCAAGTGGTTCGTCTGCCGCGTCATGACTCGCCAAGAGAAGCGGATCCTGGCCGCTTTCGAAGAGAAGGGCATCACCGCCTACTGCCCGATGGAGCGGAAATGGTCCCTCCACGCCAAGCCCAAGGTGGCGATCAGCCGGGCGCTGTTCCCGGGCTACGTGTTCGCGGTCCTGCCCGATGACGAAGCGCTCGACGCCGCCCGAGCGGATCGGCGGGTGCGCGAGATCATGTGCGACAAGTTCGGCGAGCCGATCGCGGCGAACACCCGCTCGTTACGTGGCCTTTTCATCGCCGACATGTTCCACGAGTTCGATGAGACGTGGGTGGCTCCCAAGCGCAAGCGGCCGAAGGGGAAGAAGTACTCCCATAAATGGGCGGCCGGACAACAGGCCAAGATCACCCGCGGCCCCTACGAGGGCTTCATCGCCAGGGTGATCAAATCCAAAGGCAAGGAGCGCGTCGAGATCATGCTCACGCTCTTCGGGCGCGAGTGGGAGTGGAATGTGTCGCAGGCCGACCTCGAAGAACTGCCAGCACAAGATATTGCGCGCGATCTGGCCGCGTGACATACATGCGGTAGTGCTTCGCTTCGCGAGGCCTAAGGCTCTCGGCTGTGCAAGAAGCGGTTTGAAATCCGCCAGTACGGAGTAGCCGGTCTTCGGTCTGAGGGCGCAGGACGCCGAGGCCGAATGACCTTGTTAAAGTCATGCCATCAGCCCGCTGCCATGGGCTAGAGCGCGAACAACGGGCTTTCACGGCGCCCGGCGTTCGCATTGCGAACCCTGGACGCGCTCCCTGCTTGGCAGGCCGGGCGCCGTGGAGACTTCTCACATGGACAAGATCAACCAGCTCACAGCTGGATTGCGCCCCGATGCTCGTCGGAGCCTGCTGAAGGATCTCGCTACCGAGATCGTATTGGCCCAGACACATGCGCGCCGGCCGCCACCAACCCGCAAAGAACGCAAGCTCGGTGCGGCTAAGGCGATGGGGCTACGCCATGTCTACGTCATTGGAGCGCCTGGTTATCCCCTGAAGATCGGCATCGCGGCCGATCCAGTGCGGCGACTAGGGGGCATTCAAACCGGCTGCGCTTATCCGCTCTCCATCCTGTTCACGATGCTCTGCCAGCATGGGCTTGAACGGAAAGTGGAAGCGCACTGCCACGCAGCGCTCCACCGGCATCGTTTGTCTGGTGAGTGGTTTGACGCCGAACTCTCGGACGCCATCTCCACCGTCGAGGCGGCCGTCGCGATGTTCGGTGGCGAGCCGACGGTCCACGACCCCCGAAAAGGGCGTCGCTACAGCCATCGCTACGAGCAGAAGTGCCGCGAGACTGGGATCATCACCCCTCGCACGTCCTGACAGGGCCGGTCTGAAGCTGCGGCGCGATCCACTATCCGGCCCGGTATTCCCGCTCAGACCCATCCCTGACAGGTGAGCGCCTAAACGGCGGGGCTGCGAAAGTCACAACCGGTCGGGCCACAGCATCGGCGCCGGTAAGCCCCGCACCCCAGGCAAGGCCAGCGCCCAGGCAGCCGCCATGAAGCCGCTGAGCCCCCATCCCCGAGGCCGACCGCTTCGGCGCGATACCTACTTCGGTTGCCTGGCTCGATAGCCGCGCATGTACGTCGCAGCCTTCGCCTTCCGCTCCGCGACCTTGGCCGCCAGTGCGCGAAGCTGGGTCAGCTCGTCAGGCTCAACGGCCGGCACCACGACAGGCGCGGCCTTCGCGGGCGCAGCCCTCGGCTCAGGTTCAACCGCCAGACCCTTGCAGGGCTGAGCGCTCCAATGAGCCGTTCCGCATCGCTTGCACTTCGGGGCTGTGACCATGCGTAAGACTTACGCGTAATACTTACGGCGATCAACTCGCCAAGCGACGATCAGCAGCCAGGAAGCCCTCGGGTCTGGCGGGAGTGAACCATGAGCGAGGCCGAGCAGACGACCGCCGAGAAGCACGCCGGCGGGCGACCCTCAAAGTTCAGGCCGGAGTTCGTCGATCAAGCCCGCAAGCTCGCCAAGCTCGGCGCCACGGACAGCGAGGCGGCTGATTTCTTCGACGTCGCCATCTCGACCATCTACCTCTGGAAGCACGAACGCCCCGAGTTTTCGGAGGCCCTAAAGGTCGGCAAGGACGAAGCGGACGATCGCGTCGCCCAATCGCTCTACCGCCGGGCCCTCGGCTACAGCCACGACGCGGTAAAGATCGCGATCAACGCCGACGGCAAAGTTACTGAAGCCCCGTTCACCGAGCACTATCCGCCCGACACGACCGCGGCGATCTTCTGGCTCAAGAACCGCCGGCCTGAGGAATGGCGCGACGTGAAAGCCCAGGAGATTAGCGGGCCTGGCGGGTCTGCGCTCACCGTGAACATCAAGCGCTTCACCCCTGAGCCCAGTGGAGATTGATCTTCCGGCCAATTGGTCGCCGCGGTCCTATCAGCTACCGCTCTGGGGCTACCTCGAAAACGGCGGCAAGCGGGCTGATGTCGCGGCGCACCGGCGCTGGGGCAAGGACGACGTCGCGCTGAACTGGACGGCCTGCGCTGCGATGCGCCGGGTTGGGACCTACTGGCACATGCTGCCCGAGGCCGCCCAGGCCCGGAAGGCGATCTGGGACGCGATCAATCCCCACACCGGAAAGCGCCGGATCGACGAGGCCTTCCCGGTCGCGATGCGGGAGACGACCAAGGACCAGGAGATGTTCATCCGTTTCAAAAACGGGTCGACATGGCAGGTCGTCGGGTCGGACAACTTCAACAGCCTGGTCGGCGCCCCGCCGGTCGGGATCGTGTTCTCCGAATGGTCGCTGGCCAAGCCTGATAGCTGGACCTACCTGCGCCCGATCCTCGCCGAAAACGGCGGTTGGGCCGTCTTCATCTGGACTCCACGGGGTCGGAACCATGCGACCCGCGCCTTCGAGGCCCGGGAGCAGGACCGCGGCAACTGGTTCACGCTCAAGTCTCCGGCGACTGACACCGGAGCATTCACCGCCGAACAGCTCGCCAAGGAAAAGGCGGAGCTGATCGCGGAGTCTGGGTCGGAAGACGAGGGCGCCGCGAAGTTCGCGCAGGAATATCTCGTCGACTTCGACGCCGCGACGCCGGGTTCCTACTACGGCCCGCTGATGCGGGCCGCCCAGGCCGAGGGGCGGATCACGCGGGTTCCATACGACCCAAGTCTCAAGGTGGACACCGCCTGGGACCTGGGGATCGACGACTATACGGCCATCTGGTTCTTTCAGCGCGTCGGCCGGGAATGCCGGGCGATCGACTATTACGAGACGAGCGGCGAGGGGCTGCAGTCCATCGTTCGCGAAGCCATCGCCTCCAAGCCCTACGTCTACGGAACTCATCACCTGCCTCACGACGTCATGGTGAGGGAGCTAGGCGCCGGTGGCCGGTCTCGGATGGAGACCTTGGGCGGCCTGGGTGTCCATCCGATCAGCGTGGGCGTGGCGATGGATCCTGAGGACCGGGTCAACGCCGGCCGCGGTCTGATCCCGCTGACCTGGTTCGACGCTGAGAAGTGCGCCACCGGCCTCGACCGGCTGCGCCAGTACCGCAAACGCTGGAACCGCTCACTGTCGAGCTACACTGGACCGCTTCACGACGAGAACAGCCACGGCGCCGACGCCTGGGGCGAGTACGCGGCCAACGGCGAAGGGCCCCGGACGCCTCGCAAGGCGGCGCAGGGCCAATCCCTGAACTGGATGGGCTGATGAGCGAGGGCAACGTCGTCAGCCTAAAGGGCGCGGAGATCGCCAACCCCCGCCGTGACGAGTTCGTGTCGCGCATGGCGGTCGCCTTCGACGCCTACGTGAAGGCGGAGGGCTACGAGCCAGACGCGGCGGTGATGATCCTTTGCGGTGTCCGTCAGACCGCCCGCACCGCCTATCTGATCCAGGGTGAGAGCCAAGGGTGCGGCGCCACCATCCTCGCCTTCGCCCACGCCTCACTGCTGAACGAGTTCCTGAACCCGGAAGAGGAAGTTTGATGCCGCCCGTCCTCGACCGCTTCATCTCCCCGACCGAGCTGGAAGACCACGGAATGGTGGTTGGCCTGATCAACGTCCCCGGCGCCGGCCGGCGCGTCGCGACCTGGGATGGGTTGGAGGGCCGCCACATGTCCGCGGCTGCGGCTCGCCGCCTGGCCGAGAGCCTGATGGAGGGCGAGGTCGCCGGGGCGCTGCGTCCTGTCGCCGAGGCGCTGCTGGATAAGGCCGACATGGTCGATGTCGATACGATCGTCCGCGCACCCATCAGGGACATCCTCGAGCCGAAGGCCTTGGGTGACGCCCGCGCCGGCTTCACCGGCAACCTGCCTGACCTGAGCGCGCGCACCTGATGCCCCGCAGTGACCGCGAGAAGGTGGAACTGACCGGCGACGAGGCGATCCTTGAGGAGGCGCGCGAAGCCTACGAGCTCGCGGTTGAAGTCGAGAACGAGAACCGTCTTGAGGCGATGGATGACATCAAGTTCGCCCGCCTGGGTGAGCAGTGGCCGGAGAAGGTCAAGCGCGACCGCGAACTCGACGGCCGCCCCTGCCTGACGATCAACCGCCTCCCGGCCTTCATCCGCCAGGTCGTCAACGATGCGCGGCAGAACAAGCCGGCCATCGCCGTCCACCCCGTGGACTCCGGGTCTGACCCCGAGACCGCGGAGATCTTCTCCGGTCTGATCCGCAACATCGAGCAGTCCAGCGACGCGGAAGTCGCCTATGACACCGCCCTCGACTTCGCGGTGACCGGCGGCTTCGGGTATTTCCGGATCAACACCCGCTACACCTCCGACGACAGCTTCGAGCAGGACCTGGTCATCGAGCGGGTGAGCAACCCGTTCAGCGTCTATGGCGACCCCAACAGCATGTCGGCCGACAGCGCCGATTGGAATGTGGCGTTCGTCGTCGAGAGCATGCCCAAGGCGCAGTTCGAGAAGCGCTGGAAGGGCGCCGAGGCGGTTGACTGGGAGGTCAGCGGCTACGCCAGCCTTGAGGGCCCCTGGATGGACGGCGACCGCGTCCTCGTGGCCGAATACTGGAAGCGCGAGGAGGTCCCCCGCAAGATCGTCGCCCTGTCCGACGGCCAGGTTGTTGGCCTCGACGTCTACACCGCGCAGAAGGCCAACTTCGACGCGCTCGGCGTCACCATCGTTGGCCGGCCCCGCGAGATCACCTCCAAGAAGGTCACCCAGTACATCATGACCGGCGCTGAGGTGCTGGAAACGGTGGAGTGGGCGGGCAAGTACATCCCGATCATCCCGGTCTATGGCGAAGAGCTCGTCGTCGACGGCAAGCGCCACCTCCGCTCCCTGGTCCGCGATGCGAAAGACCCGCAGCGGATGTTCAACTACTGGCGCACGACCTCGACCGAACTGGTGGCGCTGGCGCCCAAAGCGCCTTTCATCGGCCGCAAGGGCGCCTTCGAGACCGATGCGAGCAAGTGGGCGACGGCGAACGTCCAGACCCATGCCTATATCGAGTATGACGGGCCTGAGGCGCCGCAGCGCCAGCCCTTCTCCGGGGTCCCCGCCGGCGCGATCCAAGAGAGCCTGAACGCCGCCGACGACATGAAGTCCATCATGGGGCTCCACGACGCCAGCCTGGGCGCCAGGAGCAACGAGACCTCGGGCAAGGCCATCATGGCCCGCCAGCGCGAGGGCGACGTCTCGAACTTCCACTACATCGACAACCTGTCGCGGGCCATTCGCCATGCCGGCCGGATCCTGATCGACCTGATCCCGAAGGTCTACTCGACGGCCCGCATGGTCCGCGTCCTGGGGCCCGACGGAAAGCCGCATCAGGTCCCGCTCAAGGAGCCGGTGACGATCGACAAGAGGGACGAGAACGGCCAGATCGAGAAGATCACCCGGACCTTCGATCTCGCCGCGGGGAAATACGACGTCACGGTCTCGGCTGGGCCTTCGTTCACCTCGCGCCGCGAAGAAGCGGCGACGCAGATGATCGAGCTGATCCGGGCCTATCCGCCGGCGGCCCCCGTCATCGGCGACCTGCTGGCCCGCAATCTCGACTGGCCGGGCGCTGATGAAGTCGCCACCCGCCTGCGCGCCCTGGTTCCGCCGGAAGCGCGCGGGGAGGGCGACGCGCCCAACCCTGAGGTCGAGCAGGCCAAGGTCGTCGTCGCCCAGTTGCAAGAGCAGGGCGCGAAGCTCGGCGAGGAACTGAAGGCGGCCCAAGCCAAGCTCGAAGGCCAGGCCGCCGACCACGCCCTGGCGATGCGTAAGCTGGAGATCGATGGCGCGGACAAGGCCGCCAAGGCCGCCAACGACGCGGCGAAGCTCGAAATCGACCGCTTCAACGCTGAGACCGCCCGCCTCAAGGCCATCGCGCCCCGCGGCGTCGCCACCGACCCGAACGCCCCGCCGCCGACGGTTCCGACCCCGGCGCAAGCCGAGGCCCAGGCTGACGAGATCGTCGCCGACGACCTGCCGCCCTCTGCTGCCGACCTCGCTGACGCCTCGGAAGACGTCGCTGAGCCGGTGATAGCCACCGAGCCCCCAATCGCCGCCCAGCCCGCCCTCGAGGCGGTCGCCGAGCCCGATCCTGACGCGCTGCCCCCCACGGCTGCCGATCTGGAACTGGAAGAAGCCTAGCCGCCAAGCCATCCCGGCAGCGGCACCACACCCCTGAGGACCTGATGACCGACAAAGCCAGCGACCAAGCGGTTGCGGCCGAGGCTTCGCGCCTGGACCGTTCCGCAGTCGCCCCCCGCGCCATGCTCTCCGCCTCCACCGCCTTCAACCCGATGCTCCGCGGCCCTCAGGTCGCCTATGCGCCGGAAGATGACGGCGGACAGGCTGGAGAAGTCGCGGCGGAGCCTGCCGAGGCGGTCGCCGAGACCCAGGAGATCGACCCGGACCGCATGCCGGCGCCGGATGAGCCCGAGATCGACCCGGAGACTGGCGAACCCAGGACCCCCGAGGCCGCTCCGGCTGACGACGACCACGAGGAAGTCGAGCACGACGGGCAGAAGTACAAGCTGCCCAAGGCGCTCAAGCCCCTGCTGCTGATGCAGGCCGACTATACCCAGAAGACCCAGGCCCTGGCCGAAGCCCGACGGACCGCAGACGCTGAGATCGCGTCCAAGCGTGAAGCCGCCGCCACCGAGGCTCAGACCCTGCTCTCCGAGGTCCAGGCCGAAGTCGGCAAGGTCCACGTCCTGAAGACCAACATCGACGCGTTCGAGAAGGTCGACTGGGACGCAGCTTGGGCGGAAGCCGAAGCGGCCGAAAACCCCGCCAGGGCCAGCGCCGAGGTCTCCAAGGCCTGGAACCAGTACCAGCGGCTGCAAGGCGACCTGAAAGCCGCCGAGTCCGCCCTGGAGACCAAGAAAACCGACCTCCAGAAGTCCGCCGAGCAAGGCCTCGCCACTCGGATGCAGGAAGTCGGAGAAACTCTGGCCCGAGACATTCCCGGCTTTAATCGGGAGGTCGCCGCCAAGATCATGGAGACCGGCCAGGAAATCGGTCTCGAACCCGCCGACTTCAACCAGATGGACGATCCCCGCGCCTGGAAAGGGCTCCATGCCCTCTACACCGCGCGACAAGAGATCGCCGATCTGAAGCTGAAGCTGGGTCAGAAATCCAAGGCCGACGACCACGTCGCAGCTCAGACCACGACGCCGGCCAAGGCCGTGGGTGGCAAGTCCACCCCGCCAGCCGGCGTGCATGACAAGCTTTCGACGGAGGAGTGGATGCGCCGTGAGCGCGCCCGAGTGGCCGCAAAGCGGGGCTAGCCCCCAACCCCATCGCGGTTCGCCGCACACCCTCAACGCCCGTCGAGAGACGCGCCATTCCCAGCGCCCGGCCTAGGCCCGGCCCGAAGGACCCTTACCCATGTCCAACACCATCCTGACCCCCACCGCGGTGACGCGGAAGGCCCTCATGGTCCTGCACCAAAAGCTGAACTTCGTCGGCTCGATCGTGCGCGACTACGACGACAGCTTCGCCAAGCAGGGCGCCAAGATCGGCGACACCCTGAAGGTTCGGCTGCCCAACCAGTACGCGGTCCGCACCGGCTCGGTGATGTCGGTCAACGACACCGTCGAATCCAGCGTCGAGCTGAAGGTCCAGACCGAGAAGGGCGTCGATCTCAACTTCACCGACGCCGACCTCACCCTGTCCCTGGACGACTTCTCGGAGCGGATCCTGGAGCCGGCGATGTCGGTTCTGGCGGCCAATATCGAGGCCGACGCGATGTCCATGTACAAGGACGTCTACAACCAGGTGAACAACCAAGGCTCGGCCACGACCTTCGCCAAGGTGCTGCAGGGCCGCAAGCAGTTGGTCGACAACCTCGCCCCGCTCGCTGACCGGACCTGCAACCTGAACACCCAGGACAACGTCGATCTCGTCGACGCCCTGAAGGGCCTGTTCAACGACAAGGTGGCCCTCGATAAGCAGTACCGCGAGGGCTACATGGGCCGGACCGCTGGGTTCGACTTCATGGAAAACACCCTGTGGCCCGCCCACACCCGCGGCGCCGGCGACACCGCCTACACGGTGGACACCCGCACCTCGGCGATGCCGACCACCACCCCGAACACGCCGATCTCCTCGTTCACCGTCGCTTCGGGCGCCGGCATTCCGAAGCAGGGCGACGTCTTCACCATCGGCAACGTGTTCCGGGTCCACCCCGAAACCAAGGCCTCGACCGGCATCCTGCAACAGTTCGTTCTGACCGCCGACGCCGCCTCGGGCGCCGGTGTCTGGACGATCTCGCCGTCGATCATCCTGGCTGGCCCGAAGCAGAACGTGGTCATCCCGACCACCTCGGCGACGGCCGCGATCAGCTTCGCCGGCACCGCCTCCACGGCGCATGGCATTTCGATGGCCTACCACAAGACGGCCTTCGCCTTCGCCACCGCCGACCTGGTCATGCCCCGCGGGGTGGACTTCGCGGCTCGCGAGAACTTCGACGGCCTGTCGATGCGGATCGTGCGCCAGTTCGACATCAACAACGGCAAGTTCCCCTGCCGCCTCGATGTCCTCTACGGCTACAAGGCCCTGCGCCCGCAGCTGGCCACCCGCCTGGCCAACAACTAGGCCGGCCCCGACCCCCTGAACCTCTGGGCCGCCCTGATGCGGCGGCCCGCTTTTCTTGAAAGGAACCGAGGCAATGGCCATCGGCAATCAACTCTCTGACGGCAATCCGGACGGCACCTCGCTCGGCCAGTCCGTCACCGACCTCGTCAGCCTGTACGGCAAGACCCCCGTCGTCCAGCCGGCCGCCACCGCCCAGTCGGCGGTCGCCACCACGGCGATTACCACCCTGGCGACCACCCCCACCGCGACCGACATCGCTGTGGCGGTCAACTCCCTGATCAGCCGCGTCTCCGCCCTCGTGACCCTCGGCAATCAGGTGCGTTCCGACCTGGTGACCTTCGGGGCCATCAAGGGCTCCGCCTAGTGCCTGAACTGCTGATTGGCTGCGGGTCGAGCCGCGTCAAGAAGCTGGTGTACGGAGGCCGCTCCGAGTGGGGCGGCCTCACGACCCTGGACCACAACGCCGACCACGCGCCCGACATCGTGCACGACCTCGAAACCCTGCCTCTTCCGCTCGCCGACGACAGCTTCGACGAAATCCACGCCTACGACGTGCTCGAACACCAGGGCCGACAAGGCGACTGGCGGTTCTTCTTCGCTCAGTGGAGCGACTTCTGGCGTCTGCTGAAGCCCGATGGCCTGTTCTTCGGCATCTGCCCCGCCGCGGCGTCACCGTGGGCCTGGGGCGATCCCTCCCACACCCGCATCATCGGGCCTGAGTGCCTGATCTTCCTGTCCCAGCCGGCCTATGCCCAGGTCGGGATCACGCCGATGTCGGATTTCCGGTTCGTCTACCGCGCCGACTTCGACCTCATCCACTCCAACACCAGCGGCGACCAGTTCGAGTTCGTGCTGCGCGCCGTGAAGCCCTCAAGGGTGACCCTTGGCTGACGCCGAACAACGCCACGTCTGGTTCGCGATCCCCGCCTATACTGGACAAGTCCACCTCGCGACCATGCGGTGCATCATCACCGACATGCTGGCGCTGGCCCAGCGCGGCGACCGGGTGACGATCTTCGATGAGAGCGGAAACGCCATGATCGGCGACTGCCGAGCCCTCATCGTCGAGCAGTTCCTCGCCAGCGACGCGACCGACCTGGTGTTCATCGACAGCGATGTCAGCTGGGAAGCCGGGGCTCTGGTTCGCCTGGTCGATCACCCGGTGGACTTCGTGGCCGGCATCTATCCGCAGCGACGCGACCCGATCGCCTACTGTGTCCAGTGGCTGCAGGAACACGCGGAGCTTCCCTTCAACCCAGAGACCGGCCTGATCGAGGTCATGGGCGTGCCGGCGGGCTTCATGCGGATGCGCCGTGCCATGCTGGAGCGGATGGTGGAGCAGTACACCGACACCGCATTCTTCTGCGAGGTCGCGCCGAACCAGACTGCGCACGCCCTCTTCGACCCGTTCCGCATCGGAAAGCTGAAGTTCGGCGAGGACTATTCGTTCTGCAAGCGCTGGCGAGACATCGGCGGCCAGGTCTGGATCGATCCTGAGATCCAGATGGGCCACACTGGATACAAGACCTTCGTCGGCTCAATCGGCCAATGGCTGAAAGATCGCCCCGCCGAAACCCCGGCGTTTGACGCCGAAACCTGACCCTCACTCAACCCGAAAAGAAGGAGCCACACCATGGGCGCCACCATGCATGAAGACCGCTACGGCGTGGTCTCGCAATCCCTCGATGTCCTGTCCGTCGACGCCAACCTCACGGCTGAGCGCGACTTCACCGTCATTGGCCTGAAGCCGGGCGACTTCGTGTCGGTCTGCAAGCCGACCCTCAGCGCCGGCCTCGGCGTGGTCAATGCCAGGGTGAAGGCCGCCGACACCCTCTCCATCACCTATGTCAACGCCACCGCGTTGGCCATCGACCCGGGCGCTGAAACCTATCTGATCTTCTGGTTCCGCCCCGAGGCCGCCACTTCCCGCGTCAACGTCTAAGGAGAGCCGGAATGGCCCGCTCGTACGTCTTCTCCACTGATCTGAAGCTCTACCACCCCGCCGAGCCGGAGGGCCGCGTCTTCCCGGCCGGGTCGACCGACCCGGGCGCGGCCTGGTCCGACACCCCCGGCGGCGACCGCTCCGAAAGCAAGAGCGTCGCCGGCATGGCCAAGGACCTCATCGAGGCCAGCGACCGGGCCGACGCGCTCGCCGCTACCGTCTCCCGCAACGCCTCTGACCTGGCCGAGATGGGCAAGGTCAGGGATGACGCTGTCGCCAAGGCCGGCGCCCTGGAGCAACGCGTCGTCGATGCCGAACGGCTGCGCGACCAAGCCCAGGCCCTGGCGGAATCGGCCACCAAGGAGCGGGACACCGCGCGCGCTGAAGTCGAGCGCCGCGGCGGGCTGCTGACCAAGGTGGAGAAGGAGCGCGACGACGCTATCGCCGCCGCCGAACTCTACGCCGAGGAGGTCCAGAAGCTCGGCGAGGCCAACGCGGCGCTCACCGCCCAGGTCGCCAAGTTCGACGGGGACGGAGACGGCAAGGTTGGTGGCAAAGCCAGGGCGACCAAGCTCGAAGCCGAACCGGCCTGACCCCAACCACGGCGCGCGGAGGCTCCTAGATGGCCCTGACCACCTATGCCGAGCTCTCCGCCGCCGTGGCCGACTGGCTTGAGCGTGGCGACCTGGCCACGCGCATCCCCGACTTCATCGCGCTCACCGAGAGCCGCCTGAACCGGGAACTGAAGATCCGGACCATCGAGACCACGGCGGCGCTCACCGGCGTCGTCGGGTCGCGGTTCATCGCCTTGCCCGCCAGCTTCCGGGAGCCGCAGAACCTCTGGCGTGCCCCGGCCGATGGCCGCCGGGAGCCGCTGCGCTTCATCACGCCGGAACTGATGCAGGCCGAGACGGTCCAGGGCGAGCCCCAGCAATGGGGCATCGACGGCAGCAACATCGCCTTCGAGCGGCCCTGCGACCAAGCCTACACCTTCGCGCTGCGTTATCTCGGCGTGCTGGACCTGGCGACGACCCTGACGAACCTGGTCCTGACCGAATACCCCGACCTCTACCTGTTCGGCGCCTGCTGCGAGGCCGGCCCGTTCCTGCGGGATAACGATCTGCTGACCATCTTCGACACCCGGTTCAAGGAGGCGCTCGCCCAGGCCAAGGCCAAGGAGTCGAGCAACAAAGCGGCGGTCACGCTCTCGACCGAGCCCGCTATGCTGATCGGCCGCCGAAACCGCGGCGCCTTCGACATCGAGTCCGGAACGTGATCGTCGATCCGGTCGGCCCCGATGTTCCGCCCGGCCTGGCGCCGCTGCTGACCTCCATGCGCGAGGCCATCATGGAACTGCTGGCGCCAACCCAGCCGCGCTTGGCCTATCGCTGCGCCTCGACCGACCTTCCCCGCCCAGCGTCCGATTGGACCGGGACCATCGTCGATCTCGACGACATCGCCACCCTGGCGAAATCCGATGGGGCCAACTGGCTCAGGGTCGACACCGGAGGAACGCTCTAGATGCCGTCATCTGCAACATCGTCTCTCCGCATCCAGAAGATCGGGATCGGCGAGCAACTCAACTTGTGGGGCGAGAGCCTCAACACCGACTTCGACCTGATCGACAAGGCCATCGCTGGCCTCTCGACCATCGCCTTGACCGGCAACTACACCCTGACCTCGACCAACTACGCCGCCGACGAAGCCCGCTCGGCAATGTTGAAGTTCACCGGGACCGGCCCCTACACCGTCACCATCCCCTCGGTGAGCAAGACCTACCTGATCTGGAACGCCTGCTCTGCCGCGGTGACGATCACCACGGGCGCGGGCTCGACAGTCTCCATCGACGCCGGCGCCAAGGTGGTGGTGTTCTGTGACGGCTCCGGGGTCGGGACCCTCGGCTACGGCGGCTACGACCTCAAGACCTACATCGACAGCGCCGTGCTGGCCGCGACGGGGAGTCTTCCGGCGGTGACGGGGAACGCCGGGAAGTACCTGTTCTGCGATGGGGTGGTCTGGGCGCCGCGCACGCCCGTTGTCGCCGACATCTCCGACTACGCCTCCGATCAGGCGGCCAAGCTCGCCACCGCGACCGGCCTGGCCGTCGCTCTCGCCATCGTACTCTAAGGATCAGCGCAATGGCCGTCACCGGCAACAACGTCATCACGCCCCAGACGCCGAAGTCCGGTGTCACCGTTTGCACCACGGCGAACACGACCTATTCCGACACCCCGACCAACACGCAAAAGCTGATCACGGCTGGCGCCAACGGTGCGCGGGTGACGAAGATTACGGCTATGGCGCGCGCGACCGTGACGGCGACGGAGCTTCAGCTTTATGTCTCCTACGACGCAGGGACGACCAAGAAGCTGATGAACTCCAAGCTCATGGCCGCCTATACCGTGGCCCAGACGACCGCCAACGTCCCGACCGATTTCGGCTACACCGAAGACCTGCCGCTTCAACTGCTGGCCGGCGCCGAGATCTACGCTGCCATCGGGGTCACGAACACCGGGATCGTCTTCCACGCTGAGTGGGGCGACTACTGATGCGTCCCGGCCTGAAGGGGATTCCCCCAATCAGCCAAAGCATGAACCCGCCGCTGAAGACGACGCCGCGCGTTTTCAGCCAAGGCTATGCCCGCACCTATGGGCCAGGGTCCGCGACTTGGGTCTGCCCGGCGTCCGGGACCTATCGCTTCGTGGCTGGCGGCGGTGGCGGTGGCGGTAGCGGCTCGGATGGCGGCGGCGGCGGAAGCCAGGCGCAAAAAGTTCGTCGGGTGAGTGCTGGCGAGAGCGTCGCCCTGGTCGTCGCATCGACAGCCAGCGTCGGCAGCAATGGCGACGACACAACGGCGACATTCGCAGACGGCGCGGTTGTGACTGCTGGGGGTGGAGATGGTGGCGGCGCCGGCGGCGCGGCTGGCGTAGCGACCGGGGGGGACGTCAACACCAACGGCACGGCGGGTTCTGGCGCGACGCCTGGCAACGGCGGCTCCAGCGGTTTGTTTGGTCTGCCGGGCGGAAAGGGTGGCCCAGGCGAAGGGCTTGGCACGTCTTCCTCAATCGGAAGCCTGGTCATTGTGCGCGAGGGCGCATGACCCGCGTCCCCCTCGACATCCCGCCCGGCCTCAACGGCGACGACACCGCCTACGCCGCCGCCGGCCGATGGGCCGATGCGTCGAATGTCCGCTTCTACCGCGGACGGCCCCAGGTGATCGGCGGGTGGGAGAGCCTGACTTCCGAACTGCTGACCGGCGTCTGCCGCAGCGTGTTCAACTGGACGAACCTGCAGACCAGCCTCAACGTCGGCTTCGGAACCCACTCCAACCTTGAGGTCTGGATCGGCGGCGGGCTCTACGACATCACGCCGGCGCTGGCGATGCCGTCGGTCGCCTTGGGGGCCGACCCGCTAGGCGTCGTCAACCTGTCCGCCGTCGTCACCGTTCAACATCCCGGCCACGGCCTCTCCACCGCAGACACGATCATCGTCTCCGGGGCGGCTGCAATCGGCGGAATCACGCCCAACGGCGGTCCCTTCGCGATCACGCGGCTGAGCGCCGACGCCTACAGCTTCGTTTTCACGTCGCCAGCCACCTCGACGGTCTCCGCTGGCGGCGGGTCGGCTGTCGTCATCGCGCCCCAGGTCGCCTTCGCAGCCGGCGCGATCAACGGCACCGGCGGGGCTGGCTACGGGACCGGCGCCTATTCCACCGGGGCGTATAGCGAGCCGTCAACGTCCGACTATTTCCCCCGGACCTGGGCGCAGGGCGCCTGGGGCGAGAACCTGATCGCCAACCCCCGCGGCGGTGCGATCTATCAGTGGCAGAACAACACCGGGACCGACGCCGCGCCGGTCGCCAACTCGCCCGCCAACGTCACCCACATGGTGATCGCCCCGCAGGACCAAGTCTTCGCGCTGGGGTGCAATCAGGAGGTCAGCGGCGCCTTCAATCCGCTCTGCATCCGGCACAGCGGCATCCGACAGATCACGGTCTGGAACACGGCGGCCGACACCACGGCCCGGGAATACATCCTGCCAGGCGGCGGCCGCATCGTCGCCGGCCGGGTGATTGGGCGCTATCTGCTGGTCTGGACCAGCCACAGCCTGTTCCTGGGGACCTATGTCGGCTCTCCCGGCCAGGTCTGGCGCTTCGACCGGGTCGGTGAAAAGTGCGGTCTCATCGGGCCCAACGCCGCCGTTGTTGTCGGTCAGACCGCATTCTGGCTTGGCCCCGATCTGCAGTTCTACGCCTACAGCCTCGGCGGCGCCGTCCGCCCGGTGGAGTGCCCGATCCGCGAGGACATGGCCGACAACCTGACACCGTCGCAAGGCGACAAGGTCACGGCGTCCTCGACCTCGACCTTCAACGAAATCCGCTTCGACTATCCCGACGCCAGGGACGGCACGGAAAACAGCCGCTACCTCACCCTCGTCGTTGACGGCAAGGATGCGGGCGCCTGGAGCCGGGGCGAGATGGCTCGGACGGCCTATGTCGATGCGGGCCCCTCGGCGTTCCCTATCGGGGTTACACCTGAGGGTGCGGTCTACTACCACGAGCGCGGCAAGAGCGCCGATGGCGGCGCCTTCGCCTGGCATCTCGAAACCGCCGACACCTACATCGACGACAGCCGCACCGCCCTGGTGAAGGGCCTCTGGCCGGATTTCGCCGATCAGGTCGGCCCGATAATGATCAAGATCACCTCGCTACTGAAACCCCAGGACCCCAACCCGCGCGACAAGGGTGAGGTCGCCATGGCGGTCGGCGACTCCAAGGCCGATTACCGGATCAGCGGTCGGCTCTTCCGGGCCAGGTTCAGCGGCAACAGCGCCCCGACGTCGGCCAGGTTCGGGCGACTCAACTTCGACATCGAGCGGACCGGCGCCCGGTGATCCCCGCCTGCGAATGGGACCGCTGCGCGCACTGGATTGAAGCCGCGCTCGAACATAGCGGCGGGTCGCACCTCATAGAGGATGTCCGCTACCTCTGCGAGACCGACCCGGACTACCGGTTCCTGCCCGGCGAGCGGGCCGCGGCCGTCGTCCAGGTCATCGAATACCCCCGCCTGAAGCGGCTCCACCTCTGGCTCAACGGCGGCGACATGGCCGAATTGGTCGAGGTTCTCCTGCCTATCGCCGAAACCTGGGGAAAAGCCCAGGGCTGCACCCAAGTCACGACCGCCGGTCGCCCAGGTTGGGACCGCGTCATGGCGCGCTATGGCTTCGAGCCCGCCGCCCGCATCTGCATGAAGGAATTGACGTCATGAGTTTCGGCATCAGCGGCAGCAAGTCGAAGCAGAAAAGCTCGACGGACTCCAACCTCACCTCGACCACGACCCCCAACGTTCCCGACTGGCTGCTGGACCCGGCCAAGGCGTCGGCGGCCAACATCACCAAGCTTGGCGCGACCGACCCGTCCACTTTGGTCCTTGGCGAGGATCCGCTGCAGGCCCAGGCCCGCGTCCGCGCCGGCGGCCTGACCGGCTCGCCTTGGAACTTCGACGCCGCCGCCGATCTCACCCGAGGCATCGCGGGCCAGAGCGCGAAGAAAGTCGAGGCCGCCAGCCTGCTGGACAACCTCGACAGCTACACGTCGCCCTACCGCAAGGACGTGGTCGACGCCACGGCGGCGGACTTCGACGCCAACGCCGGAAGGACCCGCGCTCAACAAGACCTAGCGATCGCCGGAGAGGGCGCTTTCGGGGGCTCTGGCGCGGCTCTGACCAAGTCGGCCACTGAGGGCGAGTTGGCGCGCGGCCGGGCGACGACCATGGCGACGCTGCTGGACCAGATGTTCAACACCGGCGCCGGGCTCTCCAACATGGACGCCGGCCGCCGTCAGGCCGCCAGTTCCGAGAACGCGTCGCTCGCCATGCAGCAGCGGGCGCAGACCCTGGACGCGGCCCGCCAACTCGCCGACCTGTCCGCAGGCTTCGACGCCACCCAGCGGGCCAACATCGCCACCCAGGCCGCGGCCGGCGCGACCGCGCGGGATATCGCCACCGAGCAGGTCCAGGCTCCGTTCAACCTGCAGGACTGGATCAACCAAGCCCTGGCGGGCCTCAACGGCGAAATGTTCACCGGGAAGACCACAAACGAAGTCGGATCGTCGAAGTCGACGGGCTCTGGCAGCACGATTGGGGCGTCGGCGTCGGCATCCTACGGGGGCAAATAGACCATGGCTAAGGCGAGCCTCGGCAAACTCGACACCCGCCAGCCGGTGGCTGTGGACCTCGCGAAGGTTCACGACATCACTGCGCGCATGAACACGCCGGCGGCTCCGCCGCAGATGTCGGCCGACTTCATCGCGCCTATCAACGTCCCCCAGCCCAAGGCCTGGCGCCCGAACGCGCTGGCGGTGCTGGATGGGGTTCTCGGCGGCATGACCTTCACCGAGAGCCGTCGCGCCGAGGAAGATCGCCACCGCGCCGAACTGGCCATGCCGCAGATGGAGGCCCTGAAGACCCGCCTCCTGACCGAACTCGGCAAGGCCGGGCCTGATGAACTGAAGGCCTATCTGACCAACCCCGGCGAGTTCGGGAAGAACATCGCCACGCGCTTGGCGGCCTCCGACCTCGCCGCCGGCTCGTCGCGCGTCTACGGAAACCCCGACCAGGGCGGCAGCGTCTACACGGCGCCCAAGACCGACACCGCTGCCGGCCAGGCCTTCTCCTATGGCCCGGATGGGGTGAAGGCGCTCGGCGCCGTTCCGTTCGTGCCTGACTACGTGAACGTGAGCGAGGGCGGGAAGGCGGTTCCGAAGATGCCGATCCTGCCGCCTGGGTTTGGCGGCCCCGCGGCGATGGCCGCCAGCCTACCGCAGGTTGGCGAGGTGCGGCGCGTGGCGTCCGCCCCCCTTCCGGCGGCTGTGGCGCAGCGGATCCGCTCGACCGCAACCGCGCTCGGCGCTCCGCCTGAGGCGCTGTCCTATCTGGAGCGCCTGGCGCAGATCGAGAGCGCCGGAGACCCTGCGGCTCGCAACGGCTCCTCGACGGGCGTGTTCCAGTTCCAACCGGCCACCTTCGCGACCGTCGGCGGCGGCGACATCAACTCTGTCGAGGATCAGACCAAGGCCGCGCTGCGGCTCGCCGCCCAGGACCGCAAGAAGCTCGTCGAGCTCGGGATCGAGCCGACCGACGCCAACCTCTACATCATGCACCAGCAAGGCGCTGGCGGCGGCCCTGCGCTGCTGACGGCCCCGCCTGAGGTCAACGCCGTCGCGGCCCTGGCTCCGGCCTATGGCGGCGACGCGAACAAGGCCCGCCGCGCCATCGTCGGCAATGGCGGAACCGCCGACATGACGGCCGGCGAGTTCACCGACATGTGGCGCCGGAAGTGGGGCGGCTCCGCGGCCCCAGCTCCACGCGTCAGCCCGACGGGCGGCGACCCCGCCGGCACGGTCTACGGCAAAGAGAAGGCCCAGCCCCGCCCGATGACGTCTGAAGAGCGCGTCGCCTGGAAAATCCCCGAGGGCGTCCCCGCGCTCATGAAGGCGGATGGCACGCCCGACGTCATCTCGTTGCCGGGCGGCAACTCCAGCCCTCGGAAGACCGAGGCGGACTTCCGAAAGTCGTTCGACGCCCTCGGTGAGGTCAAAGAATATCGTGCGATCAGCAACGCCTACCGCACGATCCAGCGCCTCTCAAACGAGGACACCCCGGCCGGCGACATCTCCATGCTGTTCTCGTACATGAAGATGTTGGACCCCACGAGCGTCGTTCGAGAGGGAGAGTTTGCGACCGCCCAAAACGCCACGGGCATTCCTGGCCAGGTCCAAAACGCCTACAACCGCGCCATCAACGGCACTCGTCTTGCGCCGAAGCAGCGGGAGGATTTCCGCAACCAGGCCCGGAACATCTACCTGACCCGGGCCGACCGTTTCGACGAGATCGCGAACGAATATCGAGGGTACGCGACGGCCTATGACGTCGATCCGGACAACGTCGTGAAGTTGCGCGACGACGCCGAGGCCCAAGCGCCAGGCCCATCGCGTCCGGCGGGCTGGAGCAAGGCCCTTCCGGCGCCGATGCTTGAGACCGCGAAGCAATTCAAGGGGGCCAAATCGGCGGGCGGCTCTCTCGACAATCCCTTCCTTCCGACCACGGAGGCGCAGTATGCAAAGCTTCCGCCTGGTGCTCACTACGTCTTCACCGACGGCTCGATCCGGGTGAAACGCTGATGGGCTGGGGCACGGATCCCGTCGCGAAAGGCGGCGGCTGGGGCAAGGACCAGGTTGTCGCACCGAAGGCTGTGAAGGTGTTTCAGCCGGTCACCGACTATATGGATGGCGCGAAGGGCGCATGGAACGGGATCCTTGATGCCGTAAAGGATAACTACCGCGACGTCACATCAAGAGCCTCCCAGCCTCTGCCGAGTTTGGCAGAGGCTGTCGGACGTGAGGTGAATGACATTTCGTTCTTGCCGAAGCTGGCGGGTCAGATCGTCGATCTCGGTTCTAAGATCACTGTCGGCGGCGCCCTCGACGCGCTCGTCGCCGCGCCGACCGGCCGCGCGCTGTCTAAGCTGCCGGTGAAACCGGGCGTCGCGCCGCAACTGCAGTTCGACGGCATGAGGCCCAGCCTCAGTCCCGCCCGGGCGATGACCGAAGCCGAGTCCGCCGAGGCGATCCGCGGCGCCATCAACACTTCGGTCCAGGCGGCCAAGCCCTCCGGCGGCCTCGCCCTTGAGGCCCGCGTGATGGGCCCGCAACTCCCCAACGTCCCCGTCCTCAAGCCCAAACCCGACCTCGCGACCCTCTCTCCGGCCAAGCGGAACGTCCGTATTCTGGATGAGGCCGGGGTCTTCATGACGCCGGGCCAGAAGGCGGGCGGCCAACTGAAGAACCTTGAGGACATCGCCCGCCGGGCGCCGATCACTGGCGTGGCGATCAAGGGCGCGGCTGACCGCAGTGTCGAGAGCCTGAACCGGGCCGTCGCCAACCAGGCCTTGGGCCCCATCGGCGAAGCCTTGCCGAAGACCATCCCGACCGGCCATGACTCCGTTCGCCACGTCGCCAAGACGCTCGGCAAGGCCTATGACGACGCCGCGGCGATGGTGCCTGAAGCGGCGATCGATGCGCCATTCGACGAGGCTGTCGCGGCGATCGGGACCCGGCTGGCCGAGCAGCCGTCCGGCGTGCGGACGCAGTTCGACACCATCATCGACAACCGCCTCGCCAACCTGCGCGGAAAGACCGTGACCGGGGCGCAGATCCGCGACGCCCAGTCGCAGATCGGCAAGCTGGCGGCCGACTTCAGCGCCAGCGACGACGGCGCCCAGCGCGCCCTCGGCGGGGCCCTGGACGATCTCTCCGACGAGCTCGCCAACATCATCGGCCGACGCAGCCCTGAAGCCTCGGCGCTGATCGACAAGGCGAACACCGGGTGGTCGATCTATACCCGCCTCCGAAACGCCGCCTCCAAGGCGAAGGGCGGCATCGCGACGCCGGGTCAGTTTTCAACCGCCGTCCGGACCCTTGATCGTTCGGTTGGGAAGGGCAATGTCGCGAGGGGCCAGGCTGTTCTGCAGGACCTCTCGAACGCCGCCTGGGAGGTGCTGCCCGACTCCTACGGTAACCCCGGCACGGCCGACGCCCTGAGCGCCATGGGCCTAGCCGCTGCGGCGATGAACCCGACGACGGCCGGCGCGGCGGTCCCAGCTGCGGTCGGTCTCACCGGCGCCGCTGTTCCCTACGCGATGATGGGGCGCAAGATCGCGGAGCGTCTGCCGCAGAAGGCCGCTCCGACGCCCGAGCAACTGGTGGAGGCTATTTCGGCTTGGAAGGGCCCCGGCGGCCGGATAGCTGGGCCTTCAGGATCGCAGCTTCCTCAGAAGACCGCAGGGGCCCTGCCAAAGCTTTCGCGAAGGCAGCCACGGGCCAAGCCATAGCGGCGGCGAAGACCGCCAAGCCGGGCTCATCCGGCAACTTGATATCAAGTAAGACCGCAGTTCCGGTGCAGTACAGCCACCACAGGGCCGTCTTCCACGGGAATCGCCAGCCGCGTGCGACCACTCGGAACTCAGCGTCAATGATTTCGCGGTCGGCCATCGGCGGCGACTATGCCACCAATCGGCGAAACTACAATTCCGGTCACGCCTGAGGAGAGCGGAGGCCCATCGTTACCAAGTAGTCCGCCACCAGTCGGCGCAGGGCCTCAGGGCGCGAAGGGCGTGGATCGGGCTGCTCTGCGATCCAGCGGTCTAGGTCAGCCAGGAGATCTGGCGGAACACGCACGTTTACGGGCACCGCCTCGACCTTCGGGCGGCCTCTGGTTTTTCTGGCGCTAGGTATTGCGTTTGTCATTTTCTGGCGCTAACAATATCGGACCGGCGGAGAGGGTGCAACCTCTCAACCGGCCCTAACCAGAACCCGACGAGGAGTATTCGTCATGGCCCAGGCTGCCCCAGCCTCTACCACCCGTCGCGCGCTACTGTCAGTAGGCGCCGCGCTCCCCGCCATCATCGCGACCCCTGTCATCGCCAAGGAGATCGGAAAAGGAGAGGCGTGGCGCTTGAGAAAGCGCGCATTCATCGAGCAGGTCGCAGGCTTCTCGCCGAATGGCCGGTTCGTCGCGACCCGCGCGATGGCGATGGACCTTGATCCGGACGACTGCATCATGATCGAGCTGGCCGGGCCGCGTCACCTTCGGCCGCAACTGCACTTCCAGCGCGACGGGGACACGTCCGTAACTGTTGTCGGGCCGCGAATGGCGATCCTTCATGGGCCGGTGCTCTGATGGCCGCCTCCACCAGCATCGAACTGCCGCCGCTGAATATCCAAACCATCGACATTCCGGTGATTGGAGACAGCCCGCTCATCTCTCACGCTTGGTCCGCCAAGGCGAAGAAGATGATGCTGGACAAGCACATGAAGAAGGCAGGCGCCGGACGGGTGGCAAAGGACCCGTTCCAAGACTTTGCGGAGACGTTGTACTGGCTCGATGGGGTGCCCGAGAAGCCCACGGAAGAGGACATCGAGGGCGGTCGTTTCGGCTTCCCAGCTATCGCCTTCAAAGCCGCTGCTGTCACGGCGGTCACCAGCATGGGCGGCATGACGAAGGTCATGGCTCGGCAGTGTTTCCACATCGTTGGCGAGTTCGTGGAGCTTCAAGGGCCTCCGCCCTCGATGCGCTTCGACATCACCAAGGTCGGCATGACGACCGACACGAGATTCCGCGCGGAGTTCGAAACCTGGGGAGCCATCCTCCGCGTCCAGCACAACGCCAACGTCCTCTCGGCAGAACAGGTCATCAGCCTGTTCGAGGCAGGCGGGTTCGGCGTCGGCATCGGTGACTGGAGGCCCGAACGCGATGGCGTTCACGGTCGCTTCCACGTGGCTAAAACCGGGGAGACTATCCCGTGCCGGGCGTGAACTACGCATGGCGGCCCGGCTCACGCATCAGCATCGACGCCGGCAAGGCGGGGAGGGAGTTGGAGCGCATCCGGCTCGGCAACAGCGGCGCCCTAACTCAGGAGGCGGTCCTAGCGCAGGCAAGGTCCGCCAACTCCGCCCTGCACCCGCACTTTGAGTGGGATGATACTGTCGCGGCGGAGAAACATCGCCTCGGACAAGCCGGTGAGTTGATACGCTCGATCACTATAGACGTGTCTCGGTCAAATCTAGAAACCAAGCCCATCCGGGCGTTCGTCAACGTCCATGTCGGCGAAAGGCAGCACTACACTTCAACGCTGCATGCTATGTCGGACAGGGAACTTCGCGCACAGGTGCTCGCCAAAGCCTGGGCCGATTTGGAGGCGTGGCGGGATCGTCACGCAGAGCTCACCGAGTTTGCGAAGATCTTCTCCGCGATCGATGAGGCTCGGAGCGCCAAATAGGCTCCAAAACAGGGCAGGCGTGGCTGCGCAAGGCAGGGCTTGGCACGGTACGGCTGGGCGCGGCAGGCGTGGTAAGGCGAGGTTTGGTCGGGCGAGGTATGGCTCGGCAAGGCTCGGCTAGGCAGGCAAGGCGAGGCTTGTCGACGCTAGGCGGGGCGAGCCAAGGCTAGTCACCGCAAGGCCAATATCGGGGCGGTTGGAGCGATCCAGCCGCCCTTCTGATGCCCACTCCAAGGTCGATGACCTCTCGGCTCTCCATGCCGCCCAACATGCCACGGCGCGGCCCTGGCGTGAACCCCGACCATCCGCGCCGTCGAGAAGACGCCGCATTCCCTCGAAGGACCCGCCTCATGGACGCCAGCCAGATCCCGACGAACGCCACCATCGTCACACCGCACGACACCAACCCGGCCAACGGCTGCGCGGTGCTCTACGCCGGCGGCGCCTGCACCGTGATCACGGCGACGGGCGCGAGCGTCACGCTCCCGACCGACTTCGCTGGGGTCGTGATCCCGGTGCAAATTCAGAAGGTCATGGATACGGGAACCGACGCCACGTCCGTGCTGGTGTTCCGTTAATGCTGGCGCTCCGCCTCGGCATCCCCAGTGTCACCTCCCTCAAGGGTGTGGGGTATCCAGGCGCCTACAACGTCACGCCCGCCTGGCGCGCGTCGGTCAAGACCAACTGGGCCACGCGCGACCTGTTTTTGCTTGGCGACAGTACGTCGCGAGGGTTTGGGGCCGGCGAAGATGTGACCGGTTGGCCGAACTCCGCGCGCCACTCGCTATCGGCAGTCCTCGCGGACCTGATCGCGGCGCGCAGCTACAACGTGGCGGATGACAGCTTCTTTGGCGGCGGCTCTGCGGCCCCGGCATCGAACTACCCGGTAACGGATGATCGCTTCGTCTTCGGCTCAGGCTGGGAGGCGTCGGCCTCCCCGGCAGAGACCGTTGGCGGCCCATGGATCATCAACACGACCACAACCGATCCCATCGTGGTCACGCCCGAATTGTCCTGGGATCGCGCCTACGTCTACTACCGCCGCACGACAGGGGAAATGACCCTGCAAGTGGACGCAGGCGGGCTGACGACAGTTGACACGGCGCCCGGCTCGAATGGGCTTGTGCAGATCGCCGGCATGACCCCAACCCTTGGGAGCCATACCCTGACGCTCGCCCGCACGAGCGGAACGGTCCAGTTGGCCGGGATCGAGTTTTTCGACACGAGCACCGACCGCAAGCAGGTTCTCAACCTTTCGCGGTCGGGCTGGACGGCCAGCAACGCCACGACTTCGGCGACGCAAGCTGCGGCCCTGCCGACGTTGGGGAAGCTGTTCGACCAGAGAAGTTCGTCGCTGCTAATGCTCAACTTCGGCATCAACGACGAAAACGGCGGGATAACGACGGCGTCCTTCAAGACCTCGATGCAGATCCTTATCGACGCTGCGGTGGCAAAGAGCGCCCCGGTCCTGCTGGTCGGCCACAACGCCACTTCCGCGACGCCGGGGGCGGGCTATATCCAGGCGCATCGGGAGTTGGCTGACACGAACGGCATCCCCTACTTCAACCTCGCCGCGCTCTACTCGTGGGCGCAGATTGTGGCGAACGGCTGGAATTTCGACGGCTCCTCGCATCTGAACGCCGATGGCTATGCTGCGATGGCTGCGAAGCTCGATGGCTTCCTGGCCTGGGCGGTCCTCTAGACCCCCACCCTCCAAAGTGAGTCTGACTTATGCGAGCAAAGTTCCTGCCAGAAGAGCTGAAAACCTTGAAGCCTCACATGGCCCCCTTGGTCGGATATGAGGCCGATTGGGAATGGGCTGGCGAGATGGAGGAGGGCCCTTATACGGGCCAGGCTATCTATTACCTGAGCCGCAGTGACGCGCGCTATCGGGAGACCAGGGCGTGCTGGGTTCCTGCGGAAGATTTGGTCGCCGGCTAGGTCGGTTGGCCGGTGATGGCGGCCTCAATTGAAGCCTCCACCTCCCAAGCAATTTGCCGAACGGTGGCATAGTGAGCGTCCGTCATGGCCTTTCCGCTTATCCGGACTTGAGGGGCGGCGTCCGACCTCATCTGAATGTATGCTGCGTCGGTGAGAACTGGGTTCAAGTGGGCGCCGCCATCCTTGTTCCTGAGGTTGAACACCAGGCTTTTCCTGCTGAGCGTCGGCCCGGCGCTGGAGGCATAGATTTTCTCGTCCCACCATTTGGAGAAAGCCAGGCTCCGTTTCCAAGCGGCTCCTGCGGGAACGGGCCCCGCCGGGACGTATGTGGTTCCGTTATCGTCCATTCGCACCAGCAACAGGGGCAGGGGCGGCTGCATCATTTGTTGGCCTGGGCGGCGGACCCGGTTTCCCAGGTGTTCTCCATAAAGTCCGCGCGACGAGCTGATGAAACGCATGGAAGGCTTTAGTCCCGCCTGGCCCAACAGCGATGATGTTGGTGACCGGCCGCTCTGGTCGTGAACCAAAATGTGAATCGCCGTTGCCATGCGCTCTGCTTCCCAAAGCTCGCCTCGATCGAAGGCAGCGCATGAGGACCGGAGGCCGCGGCGCTGGATGGCCAGCTTTTCGGCAATGTCATCTCGCGGACTCGGATGGGTCAAGGTCGCGACTCCGGTTGCTGCGCTCTAGCTTCGCACAGGGGAAAGTCTTGTCCCACAGCTGTTCCCGAAGTCGTCTGACCCCCACGACCCTACTTCCGCTGTGCTCTATCACGCCCACGAACTGGGCTGGCGAATGCCGGCGCGGATCAGGTTGTTTCACGCCCCCAAGACGCGGGTGACGGTCCCGGCCAGCCGTCGCTGGCTGGAGACCTTCATAGATCGCTGCGACGTCGACCGGCTGCCCCACCTGGCGGCCTGCGTGCTGACGATGAACCTCTGCGGCGCGCGGGTCTCCGAGGCTATCAACCTGCTGGGCGAGCATGTGGATCTCCGCGAGAGGACCGCGCTGCTGGTGAAGACCAAGACCGGACTGAACAGCCTGCGCTACCTGCCCGACCACCTGGTCGAGCGCATCCGCGAGCTGGGCCTGACGCCCGGCGAGCGGGTGTTCCGCTACACCTCGCGGTTCTCGGTCAATGAGCGGATCTTCGCGGTCTGCGAGCGGGCGGGCCTGCCCTACAAGTCCAGCCACACGGTTGGCCGCCACGCCTTCGCGACCAACGCGCTCAACGCCGGCGTCGGGGTGCGGATCGCCATGGACGCCGGGGGTTGGAAGTCCTCGACGATCTTCCTTGAGACCTATGCACACACGCTCGAAGCCGGGCGCGTGGTGCGGGACCGCTTCAACGCCATCCACCACAGCGACCAGTTCTAGGCGGCCCGCAGGTCGCCCCCGCACCTTCTCCACATCACCGACGGACGGAGTATCGCCCGCCATGAATCCCCAATGGATCGGCATCGCCGTGTCCGTGGCCGTCGTCTTGGGCGGGACCGCGGTCAACCTGTTCATCATCGGCCGGTTCGTCGGTCAGTGGAGCGAGGCCATGAAGAACATCGTCGCAACGCTGTCGAAGGTAGAAACGCGGCTGGAGGAGGTCGACGACCGCGCCGAGGCTACCGAGAGCAAGCGGACCCTGATGGAGGCGAGGTTGGGCCACGTCGAGGGCGGCGTCGATCGCTTCTGGGAGATGCGCGACGAGTTCGTGACCATGCGGGTGACGGTCGAGCAGCAGGGCAAGCACAGCAGCGAGAAGTTGGACAGCCTGGCGCGATCCTACGGCGTCATCGAGCGCCAGCTGGCGAACCTTGTCTCCACCCGATCAGGGTTCACGACCCTCAACAGCGAAAACAAGAACTGAGGCAGCCATGACCGATACCCCCATTGCGGCCCCGTCGTGGCCGCCGCCTTCGGGTCTGGACCAGGCCAAGGCCTTCATCGGCGACCTCGCCCGCCCGTTCGCCATCATCGTCACCTCCGGCTCAGCGGCCGTCTCTGGCGTCGTTATCGCCACCAAAGTCGAGAGCTTTGAGGGCGCGGCCATATTCATCGGCGCCATCTACGCAGGCGTTGGTGCGCTCTTCGGCGCCAAGGCCTGGGAGAACGCCAAGACGGGCCGGCAGGCGGCGGACGTCGAGATCGCCAAGGCGACGACCCCAGGAGCAACCCAATGAGCCTGAGCAATCCCGCGGCGTTCTTCGCTAAGGTCCGCGCCGGGCTCCTAGGCCCCACCCTTTCGACGGATGAGGTTTCCGGCTGCGAAGCCATCCTCAAGGCCATGGAAGGCGCGCCGCTATCCTGGGCGGCCTACGCGCTCGCCACGGCCTACCTCGAGACGGCCCACACCATGCAGCCGATCAAGGAGATGGGCGGCCCGGCCTATCTCACCAGGATGTACGACATCCAGGGCCACCGGCCAGCGAAGGCGCGCGAGCTCGGCAACCTGCAGCCGGGCGACGGCGCCCGCTATGCGGGCCGGGGCTATGTTCAGCTGACGGGGCGCAACAACTACCTGCGCGCCGAGAAGAAGCTGGGACTGCCCCTCGTCGCCGAGCCGGACATCGCCATGGATGCCGGTCCGGCCGCCTCGATCATGCGCCGCGGAATGGAGGAGGGGTGGTTCACCGGCCGCCGCTTGCCGTCGTACCTCGCGAAAGAGGGCGCGGCCGCCCACGTCGCCTTCAAGGAAGCCCGCCGGATCATCAACGGCCAGGATCGCGCAGCGGACGTGGCGGACTATGCCGTGGAGTTTCAGGACGCGCTGCTCTTGGGGGGCTGGTCATGATCGCCGCCATCCTCGCCTTCATGGGCACGCGGCTCGGCGGAGGGATCGCTGCGGCGATCGCGGCCGTCTTGGTCCTCGGCCTGGGCGTCCAAACCGCCCGCTTGGCCGGCGCTCACGGCGACGTCGCCAAGCTCACGGACCGGATCGAGAACCCGCGCACGGGCTACATCGCCAAGCTTTCCACCTGCCAAGGCAACGTCGCTGGCCTGGAGAGCGCGGTGAAGGCCCAGAACAACGCCGTGGCGGCCATGGGGGCCGAGAGCGCCCGGAAGATGGACGCTGCTTCCATCGCGGTTACAGCGGCCATCCAGGGCCGCGCCAGCGCCGAGGGAAGGGCGGCCAAGCTCCTGCGCGCGCCTCCCGCCGGCATCGACGCCTGCGCTCGCATGCAGGCCGCGGACAGCGCCGTCTTGGAGACCCTGCAATGAAGACCCTCGCCATCCTGCCGCTGCTGCTGGTCCTGGGCGCCTGCGCGCACGCCGCGCCGGAGCCCGTCATCCATACCGTCGAGGTGAAGGTCCCCGTGGCTGTCGCCTGCGTGCCGAGCTCGATCAGGCCGAGCCCGACCTATCCGGACACCAAGGAAGCGCTGAAGAAGTCGGCCGGGCCGGCCGAGCGGTATCAACTGCTCGCCGCCGGCCGCCTTCTCCGAGATCAGCGCCTCGCTGAGATCGAGCCGGTGATCGACGCCTGCCGATAACTGGACTTGCGCTTTTCACAGGTCCAGCCACCGCCCTCAGGCCCGCCGTCCCTAACCGGGGCGGCGGGCCTTCTGCGTTCTGGGCCCTACTTCCGGCGGGCCAGCTTCCGCAGGGTCGGCGAGGTCATCATACCGGGCTTGGGCTTGTTCGGCGCCGGGAGGAGCTGGGGCAGGTAGACCAGGGCCCGGGGATCGCGCGTCCGGAAGTAGTCCTCGGCGCACTCGGGGATCCACACCTGATCGATGAAGTCGAGGTAGAGGTGGAGAAGCCGCCGCGGGTATTGGCGGGCCAGGACGTCGATCTGCGGCGTGGTGTGGACGTAGTGGGAGTGATCGTTGGCCGCTTCGGGGTGGAGCTCGTTCAGCCAGGCGGCGAACCGCTTACCCACGCTGATGTCCGGCCGCAGTTCTTTCCCGTCCAGAGCGCGGTCGGGCATCACATAGCCTGCCATCTCCAGTCGGCCCCAGAGGCGCACGACCAGCTCGTTGATAACTGAGAAGTGGCCTTCCTCGACGCGGTCCCAATTGGCCTGGAAGCGCTTGATGAAGGCAGGCACGGCGCCGCCATATCCGCCTGTCTTGCGGATGGAGGGCAACACCTCCGAGGTGACCCACTTCTTGAAGCGTTTCGCGCCCGGCTTGTCGGAGCGAAGGATCACTGAGTAGAGGCCGGACTCGCTGATAATCGTCATCGAGCGCGCCCCGCCGCGGACGCCGGTTTGACCCTCGGTCAGACCGAGGGTCATTTTCTCGTCGTCATCTAGCCGCGCCGCGGCGTCGGAAGGATTCTTGATATCGAGAGCCCGACACACGTCCACGAGGACGAACCAGGGTTCGCCATCTCGGTTGATGGTGCGGAATTGAGAGTGGTCTTCGGTCTCGAAAACCTGAAGGGCCTGCTGCATTGGTGGACATCCTTGTATGGATGCCGGGAAGGGGTTGACCTCACGCCCGAGGGTGTTGATATCGGGCTTCTGTTGCTTGGCCTCGCCCTTCCGCGGCGGGTTAAGTTAGGGTCCGGCCACCTCCACAGTGGCCGGACCCCATACATCCGCCGCTTCGACGCGCGGTTCAAGCCAACGTTCGCTTTCCGTTCTCGTTAAACTGCCTGCCGTCCACAGAACATCGGTGTGGCGGTCAGCCGCATATGCCCAGTTTGAGTTGGATTTGCGGGTTTTGCGCTGCGCCGGCGCGGGATAGCTTTCGTGATGGACGAAAACGAACTTCGCATCGCTGGCGCCGAGCGAGCCCTGCTTGCCCTGGCCGCCCACCTCCAGCCCCGCGACGTCCAAGCGTCGATCCATGCCCTGACCCAAGACCTCGCCAAGGCGACAGACGAAGACGAGCGCACGTCCATCCTGCACGCCATTCAGCTACTCGAGGACGGCCTAGCGCGCTGGGACGAGTTCAGCGCGGGCCGAGTGCTCTGGTCTCGCTAGGTGCGCGCCTTGACGATCTTCGTCAGCAGCTTCGCGGCGGTCGCCTTGGGGTCGTTCTTTGCCTTGGCTCGCTCAGACCCATAGGCCGACGAGACCACGACCTCTCCGTCCACGACGTGCCAGCTCGCGTTCCAGCGGCGGCCGGCGTGGGTGATCTCGACGTTCCTGATCTGCAGCATGGCGACTCAGTGCGTTCGCCTGGCCCGGGTTCCCTACCGACCTGGCCGACGCCGCGGGCGCTTTCCAACCCAGCCGTCCATCGTCGACTCAATCGGCAGCGGCGCGTCGGACGGAAGCTCCGGGCTCAGCAGCGGCCGGAACGGCGTCCCCAGGCCGGGCGACGCCATGAACATTAGCAGCCCATCGCAGGCCGGATCGAGGCATGGCGGATGACGGTCCCACAGCGTCGCCTCGGGGCTCCCGAGCTCGCGGATCATCTCGTCGAGGTCGACATCATGCCACTTGCCGCAGGCCTGGCAGCTGGCCCGAACGACCGTCCCCTCCGCCTTCATGGCGCCGAGGGTGGACATCCAGCGCATCGGGACTGGGTAGGCGTCGCGAAGGCCCATCAGACCGGCGCCTTGGTGCGCTTGGTGACAGCAGCAGCGCCAGCGGGCGAGAGGGGGTAGACGTCCGTCGCGGGCGCGCGCGGCGCCCAGCTGTGGTGCGCGGCCTCCTTCCGCTCGACTTCCCTCCACCGCTCGTCGGCAATCTCCAAGGGCATCTCATGCTCGCGGAGCAGCCGCCGCAGTCTGAGATCACGCTGCTGCCAGAGAGTGAAGCCTTCGTCTCGATCAAACCCGCTTGAGATGTTGTCCCCGGCATGGTCGCTGGTCCAAGCGCCGCGCCAGCCGCAGGCCTCGCAGCGGATCCGCGCGCAGACCTCGGCCTCGGTAGCCAGCAGGGCGGCCCCGAACCGGCACAGCAGGCCCACGCTGTCGTAAGTCGCGAGGGCTTTTCGGCAGCCGCCGCAGTGGAAGGTCAGCCGCCAGCCGCCCTCGACAACGGCCGCCAGAGTTCGATCGGGGCAACCCATCGGCAATTATGCACTTGAGATACCACGGTTGATTTGATAGGGTTTTCTCAACAAGCGAGAAACCCGATGTCTACCGACCTGACCGCCCCGATTTTCCACGATGAAGACGCCGCCCGCGCTCACTTCCAAGCGCTGCGCTGGCCGCATGGTCCGGTCTGCCCGCATTGCGGCGTGGTCGATAACGCCACGGAGATGAAGGGCCGCACGACCCGTCCGGGCCTGTTCAAGTGCAAGGAAAAGGAATGCCGCAAGCCGTTCACCGCCACGATGGGCACGGTTTACGAGCGCTCGCATATCCCGCTGCATAAATGGCTGCTGGCGACCCACCTGATGTGCTCGTCAAAGAAGGGGATCAGCGCCCACCAGCTGTTCCGGATGCTCGGTTTCGGCTCCTACAAGACCGCTTGGTTCATGGCCCATCGCATCCGCGAGGCGATGAACCTGCCCGCCGAGCCGTCCCCGCTGGGCGGTGAAGGCAAGTTCGTTGAGGTCGATGAAACCTACGTGGGCGGCAAGGAAGCCAACAAGCACAAGTCCAAGCGGGCCGCGAAGGGCGACGCCTTCGGCGCTAAGCAAGCTGTCGTCACCCTCGTTGAGCGTGGCGGTCGCGCCCGTTCGTTCCACGTCGCCAGCGTCACCGCGAAGACCCTGCGCCCGATCATCGTGAAGACCGCCAACCGCGCCTCTCACCTGATGACGGACGGCGCTCGCATGTACCCGGCGGTCGGCAAGGAGTTCGCCGCTCATAGCGCCGTCGATCACGCCGCTGGCGAGTACGTCCGCCACGGCCTGCATCACTCCAACACGGTCGAGAACTACTTCTCGATCCTGAAGCGCGGGATCACCGGCACGTTCCACCACGTCTCGGAAGCGCACCTCTCGCGCTATCTGGTGGAGTTCGATTTCCGCTACTCGAACCGCTCTGGCCTCGGGGTCACCGACGCCATGCGGGCCGATGAGGCCGTGCGCGGCGTGGTCGGCAAGCGCCTGACCTATCGACAGCCTCGTCAAGCCGCGTAGCCGCAAGCAGAAGGTTCGGAAGATCCGATCTCTGCGGCGGAAGGCTAAGCTTTCTTCGGACTCTTAGGTTTTGGCGCCCTAGGCTGCGGCGGGGTGGCAAGCATACGCTTGATCACCTCGTCACGGCGGCGGGCCGTCTCTTCGTCGCTGAGCGGGGCGTCGGGGGGCTGTTCTGTCATGGCGCGGATTCTATGACGAATGTTTCTCAGAAACGATGCCCCTTCTGCGAGAAGCAGGGGAGGCTTTCTAAAGAGCACCCGTTTGGCAAATGGGCGCGGCCATACCTACGGATGCCCAGCGCCCAGACGGTACACTCCGTATCCCGACCAACAGGTGATCTTACTACCGGCATGGACTGGTCCGTAACTCGGGTACGAAACGGCGACCCCGCACGGCAGCAAATCCAGTCGGCGTGCATAGACTGCAACACGCTCTGGATGTCCGGCATACAGGGTCGAACATCGAGCATTGCGCTGCCCTTCGTCCGCGGCGAGTTTCCTTACCTGAGGGAGGCGCGGCGCACACAACTCGCGACTTGGGCGACCATGGTCACCATGAACCTGGAGTATTGGGACCGAGAGACCGTCCAAGTCCCACAGGTGCAGCGCACAGCCTTGATGCGGGACCTTGCACCGCCACCAAACTGGTATGTCGGGATCACGCGCTACGCCGGAACACGCCTCGACGGCGCATTCTACCATCGAGCGATGAGAGTTATCCTCGACGAGCTAGACGGGCCCGAAGCTATCTCCGACGCACACGATGCGCAGGCGACGGTTTTTGCTTTGGGCAAGACGTTGTTTCACACCTTCAGCGTAAGCAGCGCGGAGGGCTTTTCGGCCGCCATCGAAGACCCGCTCACGTACGGCAGCGCCTTCGGTCTCCGCACAATCTGGCCCATTGATGGCGGCAACATCCAAGCCGCCCTCCACCCCTACACCGACCCCGATGTCGCCAATCTTCTCCAGGGCTTCGGGGGCGATCCCGTTAGTATCTAGCGCCGGCCTGTCAGTTGACACCTGTAATTCCGTTCTCGGTTGGGCGCCAGCACTTTTGGTATCTCAAGTGCATAAGTGCCGTGTTGACGGTGAGCGAGCCGCCCTCGAACACGAAGGCCTCGGAATACTTCAAGCTGGGGCTCGCGAATGGATAGGGCCTTGGCTCCGTTCTAGACGGGTGGCCTTCGGAGCGGGCGGCGAGGATCGCGCGGGCCACGCGCTGGTGCAGATGGTTCCGCCCGGCCCCGATCATGCCCCGACCGCCGTCGTGGATCGCTTTCAGCGCGAGTGTTTCAGCTTCCTCATACGTCATGGTCAGCGCCCTTGTTCTGGGAGGCGGTCTCGATCATCGCGTGCCAGCGATCCAGCCGGCCCTCTTTCATCAGGGCGCGGGCGAAGATGTCGGTTTCGGACAGTCCGAAGTGAGCTGCCGCCTTCTTGAGGTTGGCGATCACGTCCGCGATCTCGTCGGCCAACCATTCGCGGTTGGGCTTGCCGGTGATCGGTTCGATCTCACCGACGCCCTGGATCAGGCAGCGGGCGGCGGCTGAGACCAATTCGCTGGCCTCCTCCATCAGCTTGCCAAGCACGGCCACGTCCAGCGGGTCAGACATCGGAACCCACGGGTTCAGCGGTTTGTCGTCGGTCACTTTCGCTGCTCCGCTCATTGGTCGGATCCTGTGGTGGCTCCGGAGGCGGTTTCGGTGAGCCGGTAGACGATGCTGTGATCGGCCGGCAGATAGGCGCGGAAGGCCGCCACCGCTTCGTCCAGATTGGGGTGGCGCTGGCCCATGCCGCCCTCGTGGCCGCGCTGCCAGAATCCCAGTTCGAGATAGCCGCGGGCCTTGGCGGAGATCTCGCACCGGATGCGGGCTTCGTGGCAAAGGAACACCAGCGCGGTCAGCTTGTAGAAGTCGAAGGTTGAGAAGCCGTCGTCGCGCAGGGTGACGAACATCCCACCGCCGACGTTCCAGTCGGTCTTGTCCCAGGAGATCGGGGCGTTATAGATCCCGCCGCAGACCATCCCGAGGATGTCCATCACGCGGCCCTGGAAGGGCGTCAGGGTCTCGGGCTTGGTCCTGTAGCCCTTGCGGTGGCTCCGCATCTTGTTGTCCGCGGCGTTGCTGTTCTCGACCCAGCCCGCGTGGTCCATGCTCTGGTAGCTCATCAGTCTTAATCCTGAAGGTGAGGGCTTCGCTCTTCCGCCAGGCGGCCAGCGATGAAGGCGGCGACGATCGACAGGCCGAAGACGCCCACGACAACGCCATCCAAGAAGATGCCGAGGGCCGTCACTGGCCCGGCTCCTGAACGCGAAGATCGATGTCGCAGCCGATGACCTGACGCAGCGCCGCGCCGGCCGCCTCGACGTCGATGGTGAAGGAGCCGGGCGCTGCGTCGGACACGCCGATGCGGGCCTTCAGCTCTGGGGTCTTGAACAGGGTCAGCGGCAGGACGGCCTGACATGACATGCTGCGTTCGCCGCGGCGGAGAGTGGGCTCGCCGCGTGAGAAGCTGACGCCGCCGTTGGCGTCGAAGGTCAGCCAGAAGCCGTACTCGATATGGTCGCTGCGGATGATGCTGTGGCGGGGGCTCATTCGGCTTCCTGACATTCACGGGCGAAGTCGAGCGCGGCCTGGTGGGTCAACAGCAGGACCGGACGGCCTTGCTGGTGGATCTCCACACCCTCTCGGGTGCTGATCAGGTGGTGGCGCTTCAGCTTGAGGGCTCCGATGGCCGAGGCCACGGCGGTGATGGTTTCGATATGGTCGCTCATGTCTGCCTCGAGGGGATGAAGCGGCGCTGCACCCGGAGCCCGTCAGAGCCGCCCCGGAAGGCCTCGTAGAGCGCTGCGCAGTAGTCGGCGGCGTCTATGCCCAGGCGGGCCCAGAAGCTCTTCTGGCCTTTGTCGCAGGCGTTGGGGGCCAACTGGTGATGCCACCTGCAGAGGGGGCAGGAGTGCCGGTCATGGTCGCGCACGCCGAGCTTGGAGCCGTCGATGTGCTGGTGGGCGACTTCGATGGGGTTGGGCTCGCCCATCAGCTGGCGCGGTGTCGGTTCGCCCAGCATCTCGCAGGCGATGCAGACCAGCCCGCTCTCGTGCTGCCAGGACATGTAGTCGCCGTCACGGTCCCGGCCGCCCTTGGGCTTGATCCTGGCCTGGATGGTGCGCGCCGGCCGCTCGGCCTTTCGGGCGCGCTTGTCCTGGCGGATGATCTCGCGGGCGTCGGCCAAGGCCTTGGGGGAGGGGCGGATCATGCCCAACCCCCGTCATCTTGCGGAGTAACTCGGCAACACCACTCGTCTCGACGGTCGCAAGCGCCATCGCGGAGCACGTTCCCGCCCTCGCAGACCTTCAGCGGCGGCTCGTCACGGAAAGCCTTGATCCGGGTGTGCGGGCGCATCTTGCGGAACCGCAGGCGGTTGACGTCCTTATCTTCCGCCACGCACTCCGCATCCAGTTCGCCGGGGTCCACGACGCAGGAGAACTTGTGATCAGGGCGCGTCGCCAGAATGGTCGCGGCGACGTCCTTCACGCCCCATCGCTCGATGGGCTCGTCGGTGTAGTGGCGGTATCCGCCAAACGTCACCGTGGGGGTTGAGATGGTGATGCGCGTCCCAGGCTTCATGCGCGCGGCGAGAACGGCGCATGTGAAGGAGACGTTGCGAGCGCCGATTCCGGCGACTGCGGCGCGATAGACCTCCCGCTGTTCGCAGCCGTCGCGCGCGGGGCAACCGTGGCATGGGTTAAGTCTCATGCCGCCCGAGCCTGCTGCAGCTGGCCGACCTCAACGCCGAGAAGCGTCGACAGGTAGGACAGCACGTCGGACTTTGAACGCGCGAAGGTCTCGCGATCCATGGACCGCATGTCCTGGCTCTTGGCCGTGAAGCGCGTCACGACCTTCCCGTCGACCGACACGACCGCGAAGTCGTCGCGGCCTTGGAGGGCTGCGGCGAGGCGCCGGGCCTCAGTCTTGAACTTGCAGACGTAGACCTCGGCGTCACAGTGGCCGGTGGCGATCAATGCGTTCTTCCGGAGCGCGTCGGCCGACCGGAACCGCTCCGCCAGGTGCTCGGGAAGGTTCTGCCAAGCCTCGTTGACGGCAGCGAAAAAATGCCTGTGGGTGACACTGGACCGCTCTTCATGACGGATCAGCGAGGCGATCTCACCGGCGCCGTAGTGGTCACGCGCCACCTTCAGGAAGTTCGGCAGCGGCCGGAACACTTCCCCGTCGAACATCGTCGGGATGGGAGGCGCGCTCATCGGCGGCCACCCATCGGGCCGTTGCGCCCGGGAAAGGCAGCCTTCACCTGCGCGAAGAAGGCGCGGGCCTCGGCTGTAGTGATTTCTTCGACGGCCGGACGCGTCATTTCGCCCTCCGCCGTTCAAGTTCACGCTGGGCGTTCCACTTGAGGTCCGACTCCATCGTGGGCTGGTTGAGCATCCACGACAGGAAGCCAGCCTCGACGTCGGACCACTTGTGCCCGCGGAACTTGCCGATCGGGCAGGTTGGGAGGAGTCGCGGCTCCTGGGTCCAGGCGACCATCTCGCGGCCGGTCGCGGCGGCGGCGAAGAGTGCTTTCAGGATGTGCGCGGTGACATAGGCGTCAGGCCCCGCTCGGTGCGGCGGCATGGCCGTCTCGTGGTCGAGTGAGAGGAGGCCTTGATCCTCTAGCCAGTAGCGCAGGACGCCATTCGAATGGCTCGGCGCCTCAGGCCAGACCCGCAACGCCGCCTTCAGCGTGCAGATCGTGTTGAGGATCGGGTCGCCGAGGAACTTCAATTCGAAATCCAGATTGTGGGCGACCAGAGCGGCGCACTCGCTGGCGTCTTCGATCAGGCGGGTAGCGTCGAAGGGCGCGAGCCCGGCAACCTCCGCCGCGGTGATGTGGTGGACGGCGCGGACCTCGGGCGGAATGGATGCGACGCCGCAGAGCCAGGAGACCGGCTTGCCGACCTCCCAGGCTGCGCCGGGGGCTTCCTGCACCAGATCGCAGTAGCCGACCTCCACCACCTCGGCGGGGGGCTCCATGCCAGTCGTTTCGAAGTCGATGACGCGAAGGATATGGCGCATCAGGCGGCCACCTTCTCGGGCTGGCCATAGCGCCGGACCTTCTCCACGGTCTCGTGGAGCTCGACGTTGAACACGTCGACGGCGTGCGCCAGGTCGCGGATGAAATTCTCATCCCGATAGGCGCGCTTCACGAAGAGCGGCAGGCCGGGCCAGTAGACGCCGAGGTCGATCCATTCCCGCTCGGCCACCCAGAGAGCGCCCTGGCACTGCGCCCGGTGCTCGCTGGGGAACTCGTCCTTCAACAGGCAGGCGATGTGCAGCTCAGGCTTCTTGGTCTTGAACTCGACCATGCCGTTGGCGTCGATCAGGCCGTCGGGGCTGCATCCCTTGGGGCCGTTGACGATGAAGCCGACTTGGCGGACATCCTGGCCCTGAGTGAAGGCGTAGGCCTCGCGGGCGTCGTCCTCCATCGCGTTGCCGCGCTCCATCTCGGCGCTCTTGAAGGTCTCCGCCGGTTGGCCGGTGATGATCTCGCCGGCCAGGCGCAGCATGTAGGTTCGGCGGGTCTTGCCCTCGCCCTTCGCCATGATGTCGGAGAACTTCGACGACGTCGGCAGGCCGCAGCGCAGTTGGTGCCAAGCCTCGGTGCCTTGCTCGACGGCGTCGTGGATGATGGGTCCGCTCATTGGCCGGCTCCCTGCTGGGTCTTGGCGTTGGCGGCCTTCTTCTGCGCAAGCAGGCGGCATGCGTGCTGGAAGTCCCGCTTGGGCAGATGGGCGAGGGTGTCGACCTTCAGGACGTTCAGGAAGCGATCCCGGTCAGCACCGCTCTCGTCGATGAGCCTCGCCAGGTCGGCGACCTGTTGCTCGCTGATCCAGTCGTTCGGGTCCTGCTGGCGGCCGGCGCGGTTGCCGTCGTCATCGTCACCCACGGCGATGTTAAAGATCAGCTTCAGGAGGTAGCGCTGGCCATAGGACATGGCCGACCCCGTGGCGTGGGTCTTGGTCATGACGTCGCCGCCCTTGGCGCCCTTGCCGTCGGCGGGCATGTCGATGTGATAGGTGCGGCTGAACCCAGCCTCGTGGGAGACGTAGCACTCGACCCGAACGTGGTCGGCGGGGGCGTTGTCGCCCTGGTTGAAGCTCAGGCCGAAGCCATGCGTCGTGTAGATCGGCCGGGCCATCGCATCGAGCGCCTGGTAGTCCGCATAGCGGCTGCTGGTCTGCTTGTTGGCCTTGTTCGTCCGGACGGCGCCCATTTCACCCTGGGCGGCCTTCATGGCGGCATTGAACGCGGCCTCGGCGTCCTGGGCCTTCAGGCGCTCATAGAACGTCTGCATGCGTTCGAGCTTGTCGAAGTCCAGGTCCTTCCCGGCCCGGATCATCAGATCCATGACCTTGGAGGCGTCGGTCTTGATGACCTGGGCGCCGCGCGGCTTTGGCGTGACGTCGAGGGCTTGGGTTTCGTGGTCGATGACCATGGGGGCGGCTGCGCTCATGTCGAACCTCAGAACTGAATGGAAATGTTGGGGACGGAGCCGGCGCGGATGGCCTTCACGACGGCCTGGGCCTGCTCTTCGGTGACGCCGAGACCCATGATCGCCAGCTTGGCGGCGCCCATGATCTTGGCGGCGTGGGTGCGGTTCTTCTCGCGAAGGGCGGTTTCGTCGGCGATCCGCTTGGCCTCTGCCGCTTCGGCGTCCTTCTGCCGCTGGATGCGGTCGAGTTCGGCCTGGTGGGCGCGGGCTTGCTCGGCGAGGGCGGCTTGGGCGTTGCGCTCGGCTTCGGCTTGGGCGGCAGCAGCGGCCTCGGTGGCGGCGCGTTCCCGGGCCTCCTGCTCACGCTGAGCGCGCGCGGCTTCGTCGGCGGCGCGGCGTTCTTCGGCCTCGGCGGCGATGCGTGCGGCGTTGGCCGCGGCTTCGGCGCGTTGACGCTCTTCCTCCGCCAGGCGGTCCCGCGCGGCGCGCGCTTCGTTCTCGGCGCGCAGACGGGCCAGTTCGGCGCGGTCGGCTTCCTCCTGGGTCAGCCGGGCGTGAAGGGCGTTCAGCGCCTCGATGGCGGACCCGCGCGCGGCTTCGGCGCGGTCCAGGCTGTCGCCGAACACTTTCGGATCGAAGGTCATCTCCTGCAGCTTGGCGGCGCGGCCGGCGACGGCGGAGGCGGTGTCATCCACCAGCTGGCGTGAGAGGTCTTCGATGGCGGCGAAGCAGTTCGCGACGGTCTCGACGCGGGCCTTCTCCGCCTCTTCCCATTCGGTCAGGGGGCGCCGGGCCTCGGCGGCGAGCGCTTCCAGACGATCCCAGATCACACGGCCCGCTGCGTTGGCGGCGTCCACCTGCTTGCGGGCGTCCTCCGTCAGCTTCTTGCGGGCGGCATCGACGGCGGTCTTGGTCTTGGTGACCTTGAAGGCCAGGGACTTGATGGCCTCCCGGCCCTTGGCCGTGGTGAGGTCGGGAACATGGGCCTCGACCTCCGCCTTCACTCGGACGAAGAACGCCTCGGCCTTCTCCTTGTCAGTCAGGACGGCGAGGGCGGTTTCAGGCTCGGCGACGAACGAGACGGCGCCTTCCTCGGTGATGTTGACGGGCGCGTTCATCTAGAGGCTCGCTTCAATGATGCGGATGAGGGTCGCCAGCAGACCGCCGGCGGCGAAGGCTGCGATGCAGCCGGTGAGGGCGTCAGACGTCATGCCGACACCAGCTTGAGGTGTTCACGCCCTTGGGTGTGGACGCGCGGGGCGGGGCGGTAGACGCGGCGGCGGGTCGTGGTGACCGTGACCTCGTCAATCTGGACGCCGGGGTAGGTGAGGGCGTTGGCCGCCGCCCACTTCCGGGCAGCTCCGGCATCCCCGAAGGTCCGAAGCACGGTCCCCACGGTGTTGACGGCCTGATAGTCGGTGCGATGGGTCTGGGTCATGCTGCGACCTCGCGCTGTGCGCGGGCCTCTGCATTGTGGCCCTCCATCGCCAGCATGAAGGTCGACGCCGGAACTTCGATCAGGTGAGCGGGAGGCTCCCAGCCGTCGTCGGCCTGGCGCGGTATGTCGAGGAAGTGGCGCTCGACCGGGAACAGGAACCGATAGGCAGTCGGCCAGTAGATTTTGAAGCCGTCCATGGGCGCTGAGGCGACCCGATAGCCAAGCTCACTGGCGAGATCCTCGGCTGTCGGCGCGTTCTCGAAGGCCGCTAAAGCAGTGACGGCAAGCTTCCCGGTCGCGGTACGCTTGTCGGGAACACACGCCACCAGACCGCCCACCTCACGCTGGCTATACTTCCAGCCCGCAGGTGCATCGCCACTGCGGAAGATCAGGTGCCGGATGCCGGTTTTGCCGTTGTTGCGGCGGAACCCCATGGCGCCGAACGCCTCAGCGAGCTTCATCCCGGCGTCGTTGCGTTCTAGCTCGGCGGCGTAGTGCGCTGCGCAGATCGGCAGAGCCTCGGCAGCGACCTCGTAGTAGGTTCGGAAGACGGGACCGGACATCTACGCGGCTCCTTGGGTATTCGGTTCGGCCAGCATGTCGGCCAGGGCCCGGCAGCCGTCAGCGACCGCAAGGCGGGGCATGGCGTCTTCCGTGGGGATGGAGAGGAGTTCGGTCAGGGCCTCGCCAACCGCGGCGGGATTGACCTGAGACGGCTGACATAGGGACTGCCGGTAGACCGCATAGCAGCGATCAGCGGTGTGCTCGTAGCCGACGGCCTTGAGGGTGTTCAGGGCGCCGACGAGCCGGCCGCCGGGGGTGCGCTGCCAGGCCGCGAGGTCGGCGGCGTTCGTGGCGACCCGGGCGGCCATGTCGATAGGCATGGCGCGGGCGGGGCGAGGGGGGAACTGAAGGACCTGGGCCATGGCTATTCGGCCGCCAGGAGCATGGGGGCCGCCGCAGGGGTGACCGGGATGAAGTGGCCGTACTTAAGTTCGACCTCGCCCTCGATCAGGCGGACCATGGCGACGGCTTCACGAACGCGCTGGCGGGTGAAGGCGGGGTGAGAGGCCAGGGCGAACCGCGAGCGCTGAGCCTTGCGGTGGCGCTGGATGCTCTCCGTCAGGCGGATGCGGGCATGGCCCATCTCGACGGCGAGGGGCGTGCAGCCGGCGAGCTTGTCGACGCGGCGGGTGTCTCGGGTCTGGGTGGTTGCGAGGTGCATGTCTGCGCTCCGTTGAGGAGTGCAGAATGTGCGACTATCGCACCGACGTCAAATGAAAATCGCACGTATTAGGCAGAAAAGTGCGATCGTGTGCGATCTATTGCGTGACGATGATTTCCTGTTCGACGCCGCCGGCCAGATCAACCCGTCGAAGGATTTCCCCACCCTGCGCGATGGGGCCGTACTGAGAGGGGGCTGACCATGTGACCGTCGGGACAACGTAGAAGGCGCCATCCGGCAGAGCGCGGAAGTTGAAGCGGCCCATCGAGTTGCAAGTGGTGGTTCGAATGTACGGCGCCACCTCGGGCCGCAGGGGCGGAGGGCCTCGCAACAGCAGCGGGACCGGAAGGCGCAATCCACCCGACGTAGAGCCGAAGGTCCTGATGGCGTAGGCGTCTGTGTATGGAGTGACCGGGATCAATTGAACCGGCAAGCCAGCGCATGTCTTTACATCGCCGCCCTGCGTTCGTAGCAGCGCTTCCCCGGAAATGGAGTTTGAGCCCGTCGCGCGGGACCACTCAAAGGCGGCCAAGTCGAGTGGTGGCTCAGGCGGCTTTGGGGCGCGCTTGGCGTTGACCGGCCCCGCCGCAGCGATGGAGATCGCCGCAATTGAGATGCCTATAAGCGTCGAGCGAACCATACCGGTCTCCCCATGATCGTCACTTCGTCTGGATCAAAGTCTTCGGGCCCAAACTCGGCATTCGATGACGAGATCCTGAGCTTTGTCCGCTTCTCGACCCAAGCCACGTTCTTCACAACGTAGCCGTCATCATAGAGCAAGGCGAACGGGCCAGGCTGCGTCGGACTTCGGTCGCGCCGGTCGATGATCAGCTGGTCTCCATGGAAGAACAGCGGCTCCATGCTGTTGCCGCGGACGTTGATCACTAGCAGGTCGGTGGACCTCGCCCGCAGCTCATCCTCCACCAGGCGGCGCGAGATAAGCGCGCTCTCTCGGTCGGCGTCGCCGGTCCCGCCACCGCCCATGCCGGCGAAGGTCGGCAGCACCTCGACCTCAACATACTCGCGGTGTCCGTCGACCTCGGGAAGGTCGGGTGTGTTCCCTATGTGCTGATCGGGATGACCGTACTCGGCCAGGAGGTCCAGCAGGGGTTGGACCTCGGCCGCCTTCATGCTGCGGATGCCCGCGAGCATCTTCGTGGCCGCCGTGCGGTCGCGGCCGATTGCCTCCGCGATGCGGTTTTGGGGCACCTGGTGGCGCTTCAGGGCTTCGATGATTCCGGCAGCGTCCATGGTTGGGACCCTGCGGAAATCGCACAGCACATGCGAGTGCGATTGACGCACGTTGAATGTGCGATTATGGTCCTCAAATCGCACATCGCATGAGGGCTCGACTTGGCCAGCGTCTTTCAGAAGTTCGGGGGTATCCGGCCGATGGCCGCCAAACTTGGCGACGTCCCGCCCTCGACCATCATGAGCTGGCACGCCAAGCGGAAAATTCCGTCCTGGCGTCATGACTCGATCCTGGCCTCGGCGAAGCGCCTCGGCATCGCGCTCGAAGTGTCCGAGCTTCTGAACATTCCGGAAGACGAGCCCGCGAATCGCACCTTCACCCCCATCGAAGCCGGGAGGGCGGCATGACTCTGCCGATCCCCCCGAGCTTGGACGGAGCGCGCTGGCGGGCCGCTGAGCGTCCCCAAACCGCAGAATGTGTGCTGAGCGGCTTCTATGCCGTCGGCCCAGCTGATGCCCCCTCTGTGGCCTACGTGTTTGGGCGTGAGGAGGCGCTGTTGATCGCGGCCGGGCCGAGGCTGTTGGCGGCCCTGGCGGCGCTTGAGCCCTACCTCGACGCCATCGTCTGTTACGCGTCGACCATGGACGAGCACGAGCCAAACCGGCTGGCCGTCGATGCCCGCGAAGCCGTCGGCGCAGCCCTCGGAAAGCCCGTCTGATGCGCGGCTCCCAACCACAGAACACGTCGCGCCGCGCCTCCCCATGCGGTCGCACGCGTCAAGCCCCCGGCGCCTTCGTGGCTGCCGGGGGTCATGACTTCCAATCACGCGCGCAAACGAGCCCATCGCCAGTGCGCCTGAGGGCAGGGGGCGACCTCTCACGTCTCCTGCCCAATTCATCGCAGGAAGGGGCCATCAATCCCCTTCGCCCGCATGATGTATCGACGCGCTGCCCGTGCAAGGGCTCTGCGCGTCCGTTCATCCGTCTCGGCCGCGCAAGCCTCCAAGCTCCTAAGCGCGGCCCTGTAAGCATCCCTGTCTCGCCGTCCCTGCCGTCCTCCCACTTCGTGAACTCCCGTCTAGGTCTCCATCAATGACCTACTCAGGGGTGCAAAGCATGCGGGATGATCCGCAACTTTTGTCGAAGCGTCTGGCGACCTACGTCCTGCACTGGCCGGCGAAGGATCTGGCCGATGCGGTGGGATGCGACGTGCGCACCGCCGAGAATATCAAGCGCGGCCATTGGCCCGTCGCCCGCCATTGGATTGGCCTGCTCCACACCTTCGGCCGCGACATCACCGACGCCGTTTTTCACCCCGACGAAGCCACAGTTCGGCTCGAAAGAGAAATCCGTGACCTCCAACGCCAACTTGCCGCGACGCGGAGGGCTGCGGATGCGGCTTCGCGCACTGCGGCTCGCCTGGGTGCGGCTCGTAACCGCCCTCAAGACCGGACCTCCGCCGACCTGACGCCTGAGCCCTAGGCCCACGCCAGAACAAAACCCGACCGCTGATCGCCCTCTGAGCGACCGGCACACACCGAAAACCACCAGCAGCCCGAGGGCTGATTAGGGAGCGAAATCGTGCCTGCCCACCGCGTTCCGTTGCCCGAGCGCTTGCGCCGCCACTACCGGGTCGATCCGTCGACCGGGTGCTGGGTTTGGACCGGACGCGTCAGGACTCTTGGCTACGGGGTCATGCGCATCGAAGGCCGCGACACGGCCGCGCACCGCGTCTCTTACGAGATCCATGTGGGCCCGATCCCTGCGGGATTGTTCATCTGTCATCGTTGCGACAGGCCGCCGTGTGTGAACCCGGCTCACTTGTTCGCGGGGACCCCGAAGGACAATCACCACGACATGATGACGAAGGGCCGCTGGCGCAACAGCAGCGATCCTGACCGCGCGGGCGGCGTCAGCCACACCCTTCTCACCCAGACCGCCGCGATTGCTGGGGAGCGCCCTGGCGTCTCATCCGCCGAGGTCGCGCGCATTCTCAACATCAACCCGAGGACCGCCCATCGGTACCTCTACAAATACTTGGGAGCTTCCAAATGACCGATAGCACCGACGTCCTGAACCAGACCGCCCAAGGGCAACTCAAGTCGATCATCGAGCGGGCCGAGAGGCTCATCGCTGAGAAAGACGAGATCGCCGAGCATCTGAAGGAAGTTTTCTCGGAGGCCAAGGGATCCGGCTTCGACGTCCCCACCCTGAAGAAGGTCATCGCCCGCCGGAAGAAGGACCGCGCCAAGGTCGAAGAAGAAGACGCGATCCTCGACACCTACCTCGTCGCGCTCGGGGAGGTCTGATCATGGCCGCTTCCTACCCCCACGCGCCGGGCTTCAAGGCCCGCTCCACCGCCAAGGCCGCTGCCGAGGCCATGGCGCCCAAGGCTCAATCCCTTCGCGCTCGAGTCTTTGATGCGCTCAAAGAGAAGGCCGACACGCCCGAAGGCGTCGCGGCCCGCATCGGTGAGCCGGTCATGAACGTCCGGCCGCGCTGCAGTGAGCTTGCGGCCCGCAACATGATCGCTGACACCGGCCAACGCCGCGAGGCCATGGGCGGTCGCCAGGCCATCGTCTGGGCCGTGACCGGCGAGGCCAACGAGGCCGATCCTCAATCCGTGGGAGGCCAACTTGCCCACGCTGCTTGAGCGCCCGTCGGTCCTGCTGACCCGCATGGACATGTCCGACGAAGAAAACATCAAAGACGCCGAGCGCGAGCTTCAACGCGCCGGCGACGATGCCGCCAAGCTGTCCGTCTGGGCGGCGAAGTGGGGCGGTGTGCTGACCCTGCGCTGCGCCGAGACTGAGGGCTGGAAGCATGCGCCCGACGAAGTCGAGACGCTGACCGGAGAGCTCAACAGTTCCGAGAAGGCCCTTGAAGCCATTCAGGAAGCCGCTCGCGTCGCGATCGACGGCATCGACAAGGCTCTTTCGGACAAAGGCATCGCCGATGCGGTGATCAACGCCGTCAACGAGGCCGTCGGCAAGCTGGAGAACGCGCTGTGAGGGCCGTCATCGAACGCGCCCCGCTCCTGGCCGCCCTCTCGCGCCTAATGGGCGTGGTGGAGCGCAAGCACAGCATCGCCGTCCTCTCCAACGTCTTGCTTTCGGTCTCGGCGGGCACGGTGCGCCTGCGGGGCACTGACTTGGAAATGGAGGCGATCGAGGTTGTCGCCGCCTCCGTTGACGAACCTGGCGACGTGCTGGTCTCGGCCGACAAGCTGCATGACATCGTGAGGAACGCCGACGCCGGCGCCCAGATCACCGTGTCGACCAAGCGGGATGATCCTCGCCTCCGGGTTCAATCGGGCCGCTCTAACTTCAACGTTCCCACGTCCGACCCGGCCGACTTCCCGGAGTTTAAGGCCGACGGGCTGTCGCCCGCGTGGTCGTTCCCGGCCAAGACGCTTGCGAACATGATTGCCCGGGTCGGCTTCGCTCGCGGCGAGCCGAACCCGCCCACGGCATTCGGCGGCATCTATCTCACCGTCGATGAGGGGGAGTTCCACGCCGTCGCCTGCCACAAGGCCGGCATGGCGTTGCGCCGTGAGCCCGCGCCAGCAGGTGCGGCCATCGCCGCGATCGTGCTCCCCAAGTTCACCAACCAGCTCACCCGCTGGCTTGCCGACGCGGAGGGCGATGTCTGGATTTCATCGTCGGAAAGCCTGGTGCGCCTGGTCTGCGATGGCGCGACCCTGACGTCTAAGGTCTTCGGCGGCCAGTACTTCGACTATCGCCGCATCATGATCGAAAGCCACGAGGCGAGCGCCACGACGGATCAAGACGCCCTCGCGGCTGCGGCTCGCCGGGTGATGATCATGGGCGACATGTCCACCGGCTCGATCAGGATGAAGTTCGAAGATGGGGCCATCGCGCTTGCGTCTCGAAACGACCAATCGGGGGAGGGCGCCGACGAGATCGCTTGCGACTACGAGGGACCGCCCACCGACTTCCTGATGAATGCCGAGAAGGTGCAAGCGGCCCTAGCTTCCCTTTCCGGCGATCGAGTGGAGCTCAGCTTCGCGCCTGTGAAGGACGCCAAGGTCAACACGACTACTCAGGTGATCATCCGGGCGCCGTCCGATCCGGCCATGGTGATCAACCTCATGCAGCCGCGTGCCTGATGGACGCCTACGCGGAGTTTCTCGCCCGTAAGGCCATGCTTGACCCGGCAACGGGCTTGCAGACCATTCCGGCGCTGCCTGAGGCCATGTTCCCGTTCCAGGCCGACATTACCGCCTGGGCGCTTCGCCGCGGTCGCGCGGCGCTATTCGCCGGCACAGGCCTGGGGAAGAGCCTGATGGAGCTCGCCTGGGCCGATGCGGTTCACCGAGAGACCGGAAAGGACATCCTCCACCTGGCCCCGCTCAGCGTGTCGGCCCAGATGGTGCGCGAGGCCGACAAGTTCGGTCTCGTGGCCCGCCAGGTGCGCGCCCAGGCCGATTGCCTGTCTGGAAACAACGTCACCAACTACCAGAAGCTCGACCACTTCGACCTGTCCAAGTTCGGCGGGGTGATCCTGGATGAGAGCTCCATCCTCAAGTCGACGGCCGGCCACTATCGGAACCACCTGATCGAGGCTTGCGCCCAGATACCGTTCCGCCTGGCGGCAACCGCCACCCCGGCGCCGAACGACTTCATGGAGCTTGGCAATCACGCCGAGTTTCTGGGGGTCATGTCCTACACCGACATGCTCGCCACGTTCTTCGTTCACGACGGCGGCGACACCCGCTCCTGGCGCCTGAAGGGCCACGCCGAGAACGACTTCTGGCGCTGGATGGCGTCGTGGGCGGTCATGCTCCGCAAGCCGTCCGACCTCGGATATGACGACGCGGGCTATGACCTTCCGCCCCTGAACCAGTTTCAGCACGTCGTCCGGCTGGCCATCCAGCCGCCCGAAGGTGACATGTTCCACACCCCCGCTGGCAGCTTGGCTGAGCGCATCTCGGCCCGGCGCGAGAGCGTGGCTGAGCGGGTGCGGGAGGCCGTTTCCCTGACGCCAGGCGACCGGCCATTCGTGTGGTGGTGCAACCTTAACGCCGAGAGCGAGGCTCTCACCTCCGCCATCACCGGCGCCGTGGAAATTCGCGGCTCGGACAGCGAGGACGCCAAGGAGCGGAAGCTGGCCGATTTCGCCGAGGGCCGCATCCTGACGCTGGTGACGAAGCCTTCGATCTGTTCGTGGGGCTTGAACTGGCAACATTGCCGCGACACGGGCTTCGTCGGTCTCAACGATAGCTTCGAGCAAATCTACCAGGCCATCCGCCGCTTCTGGCGCTTCGGCCAAACCCAGCCCGTGAACGCCCACTTCATCGCCTCTGAGCGTGAGGGCGCCGTGCTGGCGAACTACCGCCGCAAGGAAGCCGACGCCGACCGCATGGCCGCCGCCATGGTCCGCCACACCGCCGAGATTTCGAGCCTGGCGATCCGTGGGCAGCTTCGCGACCGCCCCGACTACGCGCCCACCGAACCCCTCATCATCCCCTCCTGGCTCAAGGCCGCCGCATGAACATGCCCGACATCAAGGCCTGTGATCAGGTCATCACCGACCAATACGCCATCTACCAGGGCGACTCCTGCGAGCTGATCCGCGCCATCCCCGGCGACACGGTTCACTTCGGTATCCACTCTCCGCCGTTCGAGGGGCTCTACAAGTTCAGCAACTTCGACCGCGACCTATCGAACAGCGAGGGCGCCGACTTCTGGGATCACTATGCCTTCCTGATCCAAGAGCTTCTGCGGGTGACGATGCCCGGTCGCCTGCATTCCGTTCACGTCATGCAGTTGCCCATGAGCAAAATCCGCCATGGCAATATCGGGATGCGCGACTTCCGCGGCGAGGTCATCCGGTCCTACGAGAACGCCGGCTGGATTTTCCATAGCGAGGTCTGCATCTGGAAAGACCCCGTCGTCGCCCAGCAGCGCACGAAATCCATTCGCCTGCTGCACAAGCAGATCACCAAGGACAGCACGATCAGCGGCCAGGGCATGGCCGACTACATCGTCACTTTCCGCAAGCCGGGGGAGAACCCTGAGCCGGTCGACGGCATGTTTGACCTGTTCGTCGGGACCGATCTCGACATCAGCCGCGAGGCCTACGACCGTGACAAGTCGCGCCTGGCCGCCGAGGGAAAGACGCCCTGGCCTTTTGAGATGTGGGTCTCGGTTCGGGTGTGGCAGCGCTACGCCTCGCCGGTCTGGATGGACATCGACCAGGGCCGGACGCTGCAGTACCGCGGCGGTCGAGACCACGCTGACGAGCAGCACATCTCGCCCCTGCAGCTCGACGTCATCGAGCGGTGCATTGAGCTCTGGTCAAACCCCGGCGACGTGGTCCTGACGCCGTTCCTGGGCATCGGCTCCGAAGTGTTCTCCGCCGTCGAAATGGGTCGCCGGGGTGTCGGGTTCGAGCTGAAGCCGTCCTACTTCACCCAGGCCGTTCGCAACTTGTCGCGCGCTGGCCTACCGGAGGCCGCCTCCATCTTGGAGAGCGCGGCGTGACCCGGGCGCGCGGAAAGCGGGGTGACGCTGGCGTCTCCTTCGAGGACGCCGCCGTCAACCTGGATGATCTTGAGGCCGCAGGCTTTTTCGCCGACGTCACTGACGAGATGCGGCGCGCGGCCCACACGGAGTTCGCGAGGATCTTCGCGAGCCGCAACCCGCCCGAGGTTTGGCCTGGCGTCGCGCCGGCTCTGACTCCGGGCGACCCAGCCCCCGGCGACATGTTCGGGCTGGCTGCATGATCCCTCCCACACCCCTCATGGCCGAGACCGATCCGATCCTGATCGCGATCTCGCTTTTCATCGAGCGCCGCGGCCGGGCGCCGGATGCTGATGAGGTCTATGACCTGCTGAACTTCCGCCAGCCAGGCGGGATTGGTCGGGCTTGCGCTGCCCTGTCCAAGGTCGCTGAGAACCGCGTCGCCCAGATGCGTCGCCAGCAGGCGAGGGCATCAGCATGAACCCTCGCGACTACATCGCCATCGTCACCGCCAAACGGGCCTTGGGCGCGTCCTGGGGCGCGATCTCAGGCATGACAGGGGTGTCTGTCCCCGACCTCCGCAAGGCGTTTGATCCGACCTGGCCGAAGGAGTTCGAGGCGGCCCGCCAACCCTTGCCGCAAGTCCCCCAGGTTAAGGCGGCGAAGGAGAAGCCGTCGTCGGGTCGGAAACAGGTAACCCGCGCCAAGCCCGGCACGCTCACGAGCCGCATCCTATTGGCGATCAACGCCGGCGCGGCAACCACGCAGGACATCATCACCGCGACGGGGGCCGACCATGGCTCTGTGGCGGTCATGTTGTCACGCATGAAGCACGGCGGTCTCGTCTCCGGGTCGGGCGACTACCGCTTCGTCTGGAGCCTGACTGAGGTCTCCGACGCGCTGCTGAGCGGGCTTGAGGCGACTGACCGGGAGATTGCAGCATGACGGACACCCTGCTTTCGCTGTGGAAGGGCGACGTTCAACCGCCACATCAGCCAGAGCCGCCGCTTGGCGAAAAGGTGCGCGCCATCCTTCGCCAAGCCGCTGCCTTCCACGGCGTGACGGTTGACGACATCAAGGGCTCGCGCCGGTTCCTGCCCCACTGCATGGCCCGCCAAGAGGCCATGTGGCGACTCCGCGAGCTCAAGGCGCCTGACGGCAGCCCCCGCCTCAGCCTCCCCCGCATTGGTCAGATCGTCGGCGGGGTCGATCACACGACGGTGCTGCACGGTGTGCGGGCGCACGAGCGGCGGAGGTGCCTGTGACCGCCCGACATATCATCGATAAGCCTATGAATAGGCCATCTCGCCGCACTAGCCCGCTGGCGACGTTAAGCTATCCCTTGGGTATGGCCCTCGTTCCCACGCTCGACTTTTGGACGCTTCGGTGAGCGTCGCTCAGCTCATCAGAGACATGGCGGCGGCTGGGGCGCCGGCCGAGGCTATCGCCTTGGCGGTCGACGCTATTGAGGCCGCCGAGGCGAAGCTTGGCGCCCAGCGCGAGGCTGCCCGAGACCGGAAACGGCGGCAACGGGCGGGACAGTCGCGTGACGGTCACGGGACAGTCACGGGACATTCCCACGACAGTCACGCCCAACCCCCCCCCCCCCCCCCCCCTC